TTGCCAGTCAGGAGGCGGCGTTTTGCGGTATTTGCGCGGTTCTGCGTAGTACGGAGTGAAGCAATAGCGCCAGCGCTCCTTTTCCTGCTTGCGAACACTCTCTGTGAACTGATGCCACCAGTTTCCACGGCCATTGGCGCGGGATTCGAGGATCAGAAGCGTGTTTACGTTCTGCGGGAAGGTGGGGAAAAAGTCGATTTCGAGAGCGCCGGGGTTGGCATACTCAGAAAGCTCCGTGCAATGCCCAAAATCGAACTGCGAACCTTGACCGAGAGAGCCTTTTTTCGCGTCGATCATGTATCCGATCTTGGATTTGGTAGAAAACGAGAGATGCGCGTTCTTTTCCTGGTAAACGAGTGCTGGCTTCAGGAACCACGGCAGATTGTCATAGGCCAAGAGATCGCGTTCATAGACTTCCTGGATTTTTTGGTCATCGACGGAAACGCCGATGCAGCGGGAGTGCTGAATGAGCGTGGCGCGGTGCATCTGGAGACCGCGTGAGAGCGCCGTGTACCAGACCTGACGGGCTTTATGGGCCGCGATCATGATGCCGTCTACTGTTTCGCCGCGTGCTTGCCTGTCGTACTGCTCCGCTTGGATCTTGCCGATGAGATCCAGCAGGATTAGCTGCGATGCCCCGAGCTTTAGCTTGCCGATGCCGCCGCCAACAACGCCGTCCATCGCTATCGTACAGTAGCGTTCGGCCCAATATCTAAAATCCAACTGGCACATGATCTGTTCATTGACGACGAATGCCGATTCTTCCTTGGTAAGCGGCCTGCGGAGCGGTTGGCCTTCAGCAAACCACAGCGGTTGGATGAGTTCAGTGAACTCCTCAGATCGTGCGTGGTCGTGGCGAACGAGAGTAAGCCCGGTTTTGGCTTCGATAGCTTCGATGTTGGCTTGGATGACGGATTCAGCGTACATCGTCAGCGGGGAGTGATTTGTATATTTCCAGAGTCAGCCATTCATGGAACGCTTGTCGGAAGCGCCCATAGTACAACTCGCTCCATCTTTCTTCTGCGAATGGCGGGAAGAAAGTAAAGGCATCCGCTGGACCTTCCAACTTCCACCGAAGCATAGCATCAAAGAATTTATCTTCACCGATGTTGTTAACCACATCCAGGTAGGTGATAGTTTTGGACTCCAAAAGCATCATTCCTCCACTGGCCTCTCTGCCTTCCCCATATTCTCCAGGTACTCGCGCTTGAAATCTTCCTCTTCATCGGTGTAGAACACCTGCGGTTCTTCGCCTGCCGTGTCGGGCTTCTGTGCCTTCATGCGGATGCCGTAAGCCGCTTCCACGATAACCTCAAGGCAGTCCGCGATGCGTGACAGATCGCGCTGGATGCCCTTAAGGGCGGTAGCGGTGGGCTTCATGCGAGCTACCGAGATATTCATTTCTTGATCTTCAATACAACTCGCTGGGATTTCCCGGTGGTGAGATCGAAAGCGAACAGGATAAAACCACCATCCGACTCCATGAAACGATTCGCTGGATGGATTGCTTCTTTGATGGCACTAAGACTGGCAGCGTCGATCTCTGCCGTTACAGGCTTCACTGATTCGATCTCCCATGGCTCAGCCATTTTCCACTACCTTCCCCCTCCAGTGCGGCGCAATGAACTTGTGGAAAAACTTGCCCTTGGACTTCGCCGCCAGCAACCCTGCGTAAACCAGCGGTGAGCAGCGCCCATGGTAGGTCTTGCCATTCTGGAACGTAACCTTGAGCGTAGTGCCTTCGTGCTCGACTTCCCTGAGATGGGAAGACTTGACCTTCACTTCGCAGGTTCCAGCAAATAGACGATACAAGCGCCGACGAAAGCGCACGCGATCCCAAATCCTAATAGCATAAAAGTTCCCTCCGTTCTCTCTGTCACTTTTGTACTAACAACTTCTGCGTCATGGCAATGGTCGCCTCAATCGAGCTAGGCTGGCCGAAGTTCTGTTGGATCGCCACACTCGGCCCTTTCTTGCCCGTCATCTCCAGCGACTCGAAGACCAGTTCACGTGCCAACTTGTCCCCGGGGACGCGCACTTCCTTCTCGCCTTTGCAGACAGGGCAGCGGCGGGTAGGGGGTGGCGCATCCTCTCGCTTCTCCGCACTCAGGTCCTCGATTACGCCGTAGCCGTCGCAGCGGGGGCAGGAAGCCATCTTAGACTTGGCGTCGATAGCCACGTCCTCAAATACCTGCGGGATGTGCTGCGACATCCGCATGACGCCAGCAATGCGCTGATAGTTGGAATAGAGATCCTGAAGCTGGTTCAGCGTCACTTCGGCCTTCATGCAAGCTGAAAGAAACTTGAGCGGTCGCGGCTGGAGCAGGTAGCCGAGCAGCGCCTTCATCTGGGCGTTGTCGGACCATTTGAGGGCGTTCAAAACTTCGTCCTTGCCAGCGGCTTCGAGGAACTCCTCGACGGGGACGGGGAGGCGTTCTTTAGGCACTAATCGGCACCCTCCCGGCATTCCCATGAGGAGTCTATGTACTGATTGACCGCCCAGTTGCAAACCCACTCATCAAGAGCGCGAATATAATTTCCAACGCTCACAGTACATCCCTCCCCTGAATCACGGACTCATGGCGTTCCAAGGGAAGTACCTTGACACTAGTCGCATCCATGGAGATCCAGGTGTCGCCGTTGAGCGCCCCGGTTTCCTCGATCAGCGCCAGTACGTCAGCCCTCATTTCCTTCTTGTTGAATTGCGCCATAGCGCCCATTGCCCGCAGATCGGACAGTTTCAATTGCACGCCCTGTTCCTCCAGAAAGACTTTAGCGGCGGTATCGACACACATTTCCTCAGAGGCTCTGAGCCCCCGTGACAGTAAGAATTGAATGGCATAGGTTTCGATGTTCATAATGCGCCCTGATGCAAGCCAAATTCCAATTCACTTAGCCACCATAGTAACGCCTTCTATTAGCTTTATGGCTTTAGCCAAGCACTCATGGCAAATAGAGGCTGTTGCGCTCTCATAGTCTGGTTCTTGCCCTAGCCTTACTACCTCTCCTACTTCAGAACCACAGGCATCGCAAGTTACCCTCGTCCACGAGGTATTTCCTATAATTGCCTCGACCTCTTCAGGACTGGCTTGTTCAGGGTCTAGCTCCTTGAGTTTGGCAAGGATTGTCTGCTTATCCGCTCCGTAGAGCTTCACGTATACATCTTCGGGACGGTATTGCGCTTCCCAGCGCTTTACTACGCTACGGATCAACGTGCGAGTTGTGATTAGCTCAATCATGCAAAAAAGGGGCGGCGAGGAAATGGCATCGCGCCGCCCTGGTCACAAATCGGAGGATCGTCAGACACGAAGATAGCTTATGCTAAGGGGTTAGCAAAGGCAAGAAGAAAATCTAAAATAGCCGAAAGATAATTCGCCCCGGCACTCGGAGGAGATACCGGGGCGAATGCCATAGTTAGTGGCGAGCATTGTGAAGTGCTGTTGACAAGATATCCCGAATCATGGCACGATTGCAACCGTGAAGTGCATAACCCTCTCACAATGGTTCAAAGAAGCCCCGATGGGGAAGCTGGAGAAGTTCTGCGCGGCTTATGACAGGCTGTGGAGGAAAGTGTGACAGTCGAAGTATTCACCGAAATGCTTTCTGCGGAACATGAAGAGGCCGTTCTCGCCGAGCGGGAGCGCTGCGCCAAGATCGCGGAGCGCCACGTATGGGCTTTGGATGGTCCCGGCGAAGGCCCTGCTAAGATTGCCGCAGCGATCAGGAGGGGTGAGTGACTAGACGCTGCTATAAATGCGGCGCGGAGATTACGATTTACCGTGGCTCCCAATACACCAGATACCACGAGCATACAAAGACTTGCAAAGGACTGGTCATTTCAAGGGTCGGGCAGCAAGAGGAGGCATGTAACTGTGCCCTCTGGGGACAGCGCCCACGGGCAGAACATGCGCAAGATTGCCCAGCGAGGACTTACCATGAAGCCTAAGTTCTGCTACCAGCCTGACGTGTTGGAGCGTTCGCAGAAGCGAGCGGCAAAGACGCTCTCCCGTTCTAACCGGGATCGAGCGCTGGCAGCGCGGTACGGGTTCTACGTCCCGAAGCGGAAGAAGGCGGAGGCTGGGAAGTAGTGCGGCGCTTCGTTCCGAAGTTCCATGGTGGTCCCGAAGTAAAACTACCAAGATCCAAGGATAAGAGTGGCCTTCGGCAATCCGAAAAACTCAAGCATGGCCCGGTTCTCCAGGTCGTAAAAGACGGCCAAATCATTCTCAACAAAAGATTCCGCAGAGCGTTGAAAAACGCCACGGTAACAGCATTAAGCCCAAAGCCTAGCGTGAGCGCCAGCGCAACACCGCAAAAGCTTCTTGGCCGGGGAGGCGTCCCCGCTAAAACAGAACCACCCACCCGCGAGAATCGGCTGAGCGAAGGCGCAAGTCCTGCGTATTGGGATACTGCGCCCTCCAGACCCACCGAGGAGCGGACACCTGGGCGCGACCGTGGCTTACACTAAGCGACGACGGTAGCTGGGGAACGTGTAGTCTCTATGCCAGTGGGGAAACCTACGGATGGGGCTATAAGTGTGTCTTTTCCTTGCTGCCGCAGGCGCTTCTAACTCTCCCAAATGCCAAGGCTCCTCAGTTTTTATTTTTTAGAAAAACGTGGCAAGTCAAACCCGCCAACGCCGGGTGGCCTACCCACCCTCGTGACAATGATCCAGCCTAATCAATCGCACCTGGAGCGCTGTGATCGCAGCAAAGGCAGCTATAACACACTGCGATGGAAGCACTAAAGTAGCAGGCTTGGTTGCGTTACGCTCGCAAGTGATTGATAACAATAGCTACTTCCGATAATAGCTAGTATGTAAACTAATGGACTATGTGGTTGACAATACGGGAGTTAGCTGCGCTTGTAGCCTGCGCCTGCACGAAAACCTTGCTCCCATATGGCACGCGCTAGCTTGTTACGCTCCACGCGATCCATGCTAAGCATCGGGTTGTCGGGATGCCACCGACGCATCACGCGAAGGGTGGCTGGGAGTGATCTAGCCCAAGCTGGGAGTTGAGCACGTAGAGCGGCGCTTTTGAGGCCGCCGCGACGTGAAATCTCCCTAAAGTCTGGCCGAGTATGCACGAGGGGTGCTGGGCGCACCCACTTATTATGAGCTACTGGATACTGAAGCGGTGTTGAAGCGGTGCTCACGGAGAGAAGTATAGCACTCTAGTGTGTTAGTGGAATAGTGGCACGTGAAACCACAACATGTGGGATTGCAACACCACTACATCTTGTGGCTTGTTATTCATCATCATCAGCATTATCATCAACCATGCTCGAAACGACAAACGCAAGCGAAACGCTCTGCGAACGCTGTAAACAGCAAGAGGCAGAGTCAACCTATCGTGGCCAAGCCCTTTGTCCCAACTGTTATCAACGGACATGCGTTGATTACAACGTGGATCTTGATTAGTCATGGAGGCAAGGCAAATGACACTGGAAGCGTTGAAAACGTTGATGGAAAGTGGTGAGTTTCACCATGCCACATATCGCTGCATGAATAGCCTCTGGGAAGGCTTATGGATTTATCGGCGCTGTGAGACTGGCTTTCGTGGCTTTGAGCCAGCGGGATGTTTCTATAAGGCATCGCCTGATCTAGACGCAGCGTATGCGGTGGTAGCTGGTACTGGCTGCGGCTGTAGTTCCCAGCTAGGCCAGTACCTCCGCAGGGGGACAGCCTAACCACCGAGGAGAGCAAATGACAGCGACAAAACGTAAAGATAGGCCGAAGTGCATAGGGCGAACAAAGGGTGATTTTCGCGGCAGTTATCCATGCGCGTTGTATGCGATGGAAGGGTCGGATTATTGCCGCTACCACGATTGGAAGATGCTAGACAAAAAAGAAGAAGCTCGATTGGCGAAGGCTAAGCAGGAGGTGCAGCATGTCTAGGGCTATAGTGATAACCGTTAATCAAGCCAAAGCGCTGATCGCGCTGAAGGCTGTCGGATGCGCCTCCGCTACTGATTTTGATCGGAACACCTTGGAGCAATGCGTTCGACATGGATGGGTAACCAAGAATCAGAACGGCCATGCTGTAACCTACGCCATTAACGTATCCGGGTTGGCGATTCTGAGGTCGCTTTAGGCTTATGACCACCACAACCTCCGCACCCCTCCGCTGCCTCCGCTGCGGCCACCAGTGGCAGCGCCGCAAAGCGGGCGAAGCTCGCGTCCAAGCGTGTCCGAATTGCAATAGCCGCAAGTGGGATGCTTGCGCACGCAAAGATTGCCCTGGCGTACTAATTTGCGATGAAGAGAAATGCCCACTGAGCGGAGTGTCTATATGACAAAATATGCCGGATGGAGAACGATGACAGCGGCGCAAAGGAGTAATGCCAAGCGCGACCGCGTTTGGGAGGAATACAAGCGTCTGGAGCGCGAAAAGTATATGATATGCCCACGATGCGAACTGAAATGCGAGGTTGGGGACCATAAACTCTTACAGAGTTGCATCCGCGCCCTCAAGGGAGAAGTTATCCGCTTAAGACAGCAAATGAAAGAAAACAAGGAGAATGTATGAAACGCTTTAGTGATCTTGCGCAAGGCTTCGAGTGGATGAAGCAGAACGCCATTGGTGATTGCACGTTTATGACTTATCACGGCCCTGCGTTCCATCGCGTGTTCGTTTACATCGCCTCTGGCCGCTCCATTGAGTTCTCGGTTCGGCGTGATTTTGCAGTCCTTGATGGGCGAAATGTATGAGGATCATGTGCTACTTGCTCTATAACGGCTTGGGTACTAAAGATCCAGACCCAAAGTGCCCCGTCTGTAGCGAAAAGCTCCGCTTCTCTGAATGCCTGCCTGTTCGTATCGGGACCGATTATGAGATGGTTTCGTATTGCTGGTGCCCAGTATGTTTCGCAACTGAAAACGCGAGGGCCTTAACTCAATGAACAACTCCCGCTTCACTGCCCTCATTCTCGCCGCTGCCATCGGCGCTATGATTAGCTTACTTCTGTCTAAATAACAACATGGGAGGAATTGTGAAAGTAACTAATGAAGTTAACTGGAAACCAATCAGCACCGCGCCAGAAGGTGTTGTAGTGCGAACGAAGATTGACGACTCAGACGGCGCCCGCAATGATCAGAACCTCAAGCGATTTAATGTTCTCTGGTACTTCCCTGATGGCTCGATGTATGTCTATTACACGCCGACCCATTGGGCTGACTTACATGAGGGCGCGTGAACACCCTCATTTGGGCGCTTCTCTTCGCCCTCTGGATATGCTGCGCCGCGCTCCTGGAGCCACTAGCCAATTGGTGGTGGAAACGCAGGGGGCGGAAACTGTGAGTAAGCATACCCCGGGACCATGGCGATTAGTGAATACTTCGAGCGGTAACCCCATTCTAATCTATGCGGAAAATGGCAAGTATTTAGCCCTTTCGCATCATGGAGGAAATGTAGGATGGAAGCCAATTACGGACCTCGATGAAGCTAAGGCCAATGCTAGATTGATGGCCGCAGCACCGGAATTGCTGGAGGCCTTGAAAGCGTTTCTCGAAGACACGCTAGCGCCCGTAAACACGCTTGCTATGATGCGAGCCGAAGCGATTATTGCGAAAGCAGAAGGAGCCGAGAAACTGTGAGAATCGCGTTATACGCAATCGCCCCCCTGTGGCTGGTAGTTGGCGGCTTCGCATGGTCGCTGCTTCGCTGTGGATCGCGGAAACCACCAAGAAACGAGTTTTAAATTGCTACAAGCTAGCCCACTCGTGGATTGGTTCAACTAGCACAAATACAAAAGACAACACTGCTTCTCTGGGATCTTAGTAACCACTGATCCCAGTGCGCTCCACTCCGCGTCCCGTTACTAAAGAACTAGCTATCCGCAAGTGCTGGCTTCCCCCATCCCACTTAGGAGTTGCCTCAAGCTCTTTGGCCTGCGTCTGCACCGCAGGCGGCCCCGCTCAAGCTGAATCAGCCCTGGGTTCCCTGCGTGCTTCTAGTCCAACTGAGGAGCGCGTTTCGCTTGGTCCACTTGCCTTCTGTCCTGGGGACGCTCCACCGGGGGAAGGATCTCCATACCCCGGCCCTATCTGCAATTTGGCCAGTGATCATGGTTATCCTCGTTTGATTTAAGAGTGCGTATTGTTGAGAGGTTCCCATTGACAAAATGGGGCTGGGTCAATGGTTCCAGCCCCGATCCGTAGCTAATATCCCCTGGCCAGGGGAACTACAATCAGCTACGGTTATGCTACTACTTCAGACACTCCATTTGCAACCGTGATTCATTTTATTTTGGAGATTCAAGCCAGCCCATCTCAGTCACACACTTCTTGCAATTCGTTAGCTTGCGAGCCTGCGCCGGGTCCATGATCGGGCTCGTATACTTTGAAGTGACTGGGATCTTCTTCCCGCAAACCGTGAGGCCGCCACGCGCCCGCAAATGGTTAATCAGCACCATTTCGGCTTTGCCTTCGATGTAACGCTTCACGGTCTTTCCCCACAGGCTAGCGACTGCTCCCTCTTCGAGTAGCCGAGCCTTGCGAAACTCAATCGATTCCCTGTTAGCAACGTCCTGAATACAAAGGCACTCTAACCCTTCGTACGGTTTATCGCATCGCTTACACACGACAACGCCAGATCCTTCGGGGAACGGAAACGTCTCGCCAAATTCAAATGCCATTCTTCAACTCCTTCTCATATGCTGCCAATAAATACGCCGTCGCGCTGCCGTAGCCACCTCTGGGCTCCCGACGCATCTGAATGCGAAAGTATACACTCGCAAACACTCTCCCCGCGTTCTGTGACGTTGCCTGATTCCGGACGGCTCTATCTATCGCCCAGCCTAGAACGTCGTCAGGTAGATTGCGTAAACCACCCGCAAGAGCCCCTCTAATAAACCCTTCCTTGTAGGCTAAACAGGCGGGATTCGGAAAGTCTGGATCAAAAACCTCTTGGGGTGTGGTCACGCTTCCGTGATCTCAACTTCCACCCTTGGGTTATCCGCATCCTTAAACAGCCGCGATCCATCCCAGGAAACGATTAAACGGTCGTTCTCCACGATCCCGCCCTTCTCCAGTGTGTCCGCCAAGGCCTGATAGAAGCCCGCAGCGTCACCGACAAGGGCTTCACGGTAGAACAAGGCTTTGACGTTACACGGAACGATCCAGCAACTGAAGGTTCTATTGGTCGCCCTTTCAGAGCGCCACTTCGCCAACTGCAACTGCGCCATGCGGTCCCAGGCGGAATACGCTGCGCTGGGCATGGAGTGGCCTTGCTTAGTGCGAAAGCCGTGATTTTTCTTCGTGCGGGGCGCTCCGTATAGAACTAACTTCACTCTGCCTCCGGTGCCGGGTTGCGCGTCGGCGGCAGCAGGCGCATTAGATGTTCTTTCAAGCAGTCATTCCCGCAAAGATCATGAACCTCGTAATACTTAGACTCTTCAGGCATCGTGTGAGCCCCAATGAATCCAAGCTCTATCCAAATCCCGTGTTCGGCGTACTTCTGCACGCCAATCTGGTGCCAATGGTTCGTTTCGCCCTTGATCTTGCCGCAGCAATCGCACTTCGTGCCGGAGAAGTTCACAACTTCTCCTTCGGCAGCTTCCCCACGAGACGCCCGCGATCCTCTTGCTGTGCCCTAGCGCGTCCTGCTTTCGCCTTGCGCTTATGGCTGGGCGATTCGGCAGGGATGAAGGCGCGGCGCACATCGTCTATGTTGTAGTGACCCGGATCGTAGGCCCTCGGTTCTTCGAGCGTGAGCTTGGGTTTCATGCTCCAATCCTCCGCAATGCTCTGTAGATGTAATCTGTGCTGACGGCATGGATGAGCGCAATCTGCTCTACCGTGTGGCCGCGCTCACGCAAGCGGTAAGCGTCCGCGCCAATGTATAGTAAACGCTCCGTGAGCCACGCGCGGGTGCGGGGGAGTTCGCTCATGCGGCATGCCTTTTCTTAGGAGCTGGCGGCGCGGGATGCTTCATTCCAAGGTACTCGGCGACCGCACGCTCCACTACGGTTCGCACCTTCATCCCCATGGAGTCTGCGTATTTTACGACGGCTTTGTGGAGCGCGTCCGGCAACGCTGTAGTCTTCATGCTTTAAAGGGTACAATGGAAGTGATGTTACTGTCAACAGAATTGTGTTGACTTGTACTTTTCCTAGCCTTATACTTAATCCGTGCCTAATATCACTGAAACCGAAGAAGGTCGCGCCATGCTTGAGCGCGTCCAGCGGCAGACGGAGTTTCTGCAATCGCGGGAGCCACAGCACGTCCTCAGCCGCTACGGGGAGCTGCCGAAATTCCCAGTGAAGTTGGTACTGCCGACCGTGCCAAGCAAGGAGCAGAAATGAAAGCCACACCTGAGCAGCAATTATGGTTCTTGGCGCGCGATGTCCTCCCAGCGATCAAAGCCATCGTTGACGGATACGACTATAACCCAGGAGATTCTGACTTGGACAACGAACAACCGATCCATGTCCGGATGACATTGGGGGATTATCGTCGCGCCTTTAGGCTACATCCACATATAGAGACAACAGCGCTGATGGCGCTGGAGGAAAAATGAGCACCGATGTGGTGGTGATTCCGCACGCCACACTTATGCCCGTCATGAGCATTCAGCAGGCCGCTGAACGCCATAACATGCTGGTCGAGTACACCAAGTCCTTAATGGTGAAAGATCAGGACTTTGGCGTTATCCCCGGAGTCAGCAAGCCGTGTCTCTACAAGGCTGGCGCGGAGAAGTTGCTTTCGCTGTTCGGTTTTAGTCCGTCATTCTCACTGATCGAGCGTACCGAGGATTGGACCGGCAAGGATCACGGCGGGGAGCCCTTCTTCTATTACTTCTACAAGTGCCAACTACTACGCGGCGGGGAGATCCTCGGTGAAGGCGATGGCTCCTGTAACTCATGGGAGAAGAAGTACCGCTATCGCAACGGGGATCGTAAGTGTCCGCAATGTGGGAAGCCCACTATCATCGTAGGGAAACAGGAATATGGTGGCGGATTCATTTGCTTCGCTAAGAAAGGCGGGTGCGGCGCTAAGTTTGGATCAAAGGATGTAGCTATCACGGGGCAGGATACTGGACAGGTTCCCAACCCTGACATCGCGGAGCAAGTCAACACGCTTCAAAAGATGGCGCAGAAGCGGGCGTTGGTGGCGGCGGTGCTGATAGCTTGTAATGCGTCCGCGTTCTATACGCAGGATGTAGAGGACATGCAGACCATAGACGTAACGCCAACCGAGACGCGAGATGAAGTTGTGGAGCGAAGATTAGCGGAAGAAAAAGCTAAAGCTATTCGCGACACTAACAACGATCCAACGGTTGCGGCTGTGGTGAATGATCCAAGTTATGAGGAACGTCATCGAAATATGATCCTCGAAGCCAATGCGGTGCTGGATGATGTTAACAAGGTTCTGCTGACAGAACATCCACCGGATGCGCCGACTAAACCCACCCGTAAGCGCGGCGCTATCAGCTTCACGGCACTCAAGCAATGGGGGGAGATTAAGAAAGAAATCCTTGCGCTCTCCGGCACCACGGACCTGTACTACAAGGCGCTGTCTACTGGCGGCTACCAACACGCCGATGAGATCAAGACGCAGGAGGACGCCGCGAAGATCTGGAAGGCGCTGAAGGAGATCACGGCAGAACTACGGCCAAAACAGCAGGTGCGCACTCTCGAAGAGGAATTGCGCAGCCACGAGAAGCAGCCTAAATTCATGGATGTGCTGGGGGCTCATGGATTCGAGAGCGTGGGGGATGTTATTGAACGCGCGAATGGCACTCAGTTAGGATTGCTGCTTTCAGAACTGAGACAGGGATGACCATGCGCTCTGCGCTAGGAGAGGAACACTATGAGCAACGCTGAAAAAGCTGAATCGAATGCCCGGCCGCTGACCATGAGCGCGGAGCGATTGCAGCAGATACGCGAGCGGTGGATTCCGAATGGCCCACAGGTGCTCATTGACCTGATGGCAGAATTGGACGCTCGCGAGTTGGCCCACGCCGAGACGCGGGAGCAGTTGAATGGTGCGCTCGAAAACGCAGATGATATCGCGGTGAAGTTGGGCGTCGAGTGCGATGACATGACCGACGCGCAGGTATGGCACGCGAGCGTTCAAGCGATCAAGGCATTAAGGGAGCAGTTGGCGCAAGCGCAGAAGGATACAGAGCACGTGATGCGCTGTCGCGAACTTCAGTGTGGCATTTGCGGACGGATCGAAAAGGATGCCGCTCTCCGCGCCAAACAAGAGCCCCCGCCGGCGAAATGTGAACTGTGCGATTGCGAGGTATGTGAATGCGGATGGTAATTTTTGCGTCGCGTCCCGCAGAGTCTCCGTCTTCGGACACCGCTGGTTTTCAGGGGAGACGCCAGTGAGCGTTGCGCGTTATGAAGTCGTTCATTGGTTCACTACACCGAAGCGTCTGCGCGAATTGGCCGACGAGATGGAGGCGTTCTGGAGGACCTGCCAGCCGGGTCAAGACAAGACTGTCGCGGTCGAATGGAGCCGCGATACGGCGCTGCACATCTTAGTGGATCAGGACAATATCGGAGCAAAGTCATGACGCCAATCGAGTTCATTGGGGCTATGGCTGTTCTTCTGTTTGTGATTGCCGCGATTGGCGCGTGCAACGGCACTTTATGACGGTTCGTCTACTACAGATCGACGGCAAGATACCGAACATCGCCCTGATGCGACTAGCGGCCCACCACCGCGCGTTGGGTGACGATGTAGTCTACCATCACGCCGATTCACTGGCTGGCGTGCACCCGTTCCAATTCGGTAGCGAGGACAAGATTTACGCGAGCGCCATTTTCTCGCGATCCAAGCCGATCATAGACGAATTACTTTGGGGCAGGCCGGATGCCATCGTGGGCGGAACTGGCGTCGATGTGCCGCCGCTGGTAATGAGTAGCTTGGAAAAGCTGGGCGTCTCCACGTTGGAACAAGACTATTCCATCTATCCGAAATATCGGCGTTCGATTGGATTCACGCAGCGCGGCTGCCGCCTTAAATGCTCTTTCTGCGTGGTGCCTCAAAAAGAAGGCAAGGTTAAGGAAACAGCTACCATCGCGGACATCTGGCGCGGCGATCCGTGGCCCCGTGAAGTGATCTTGCTCGACAACGATTTCTTCGGTCAACCGCACTGGCGGGAACGCATTCAGGAAATCCGCGATGGGAATTTCAAGGTCAGTTTCAATCAAGGAATCAATGCCCGCTGCCTCACGGAAGAAACGGCTGAAGCTATCGCTTCCGTCCGCTACTACGACGATGATTTCACCCGGCGCTGCATCTATACCGCGTGGGACAGTCGCGCCGATGAGGAGCGCCTGTTCGCCGGGTTGAATCGGCTAGTGAAGTACGGCGTGAAACCGGATCACATCACGGTCTACATGCTATGCGGATATTGGCCCGGTGAAACGCAGGCGGATCGCGAGTATCGCCGCAAGAGGCTGAGGGACTTCGGCGCTCGCCCGTTCCCGATGGTGTACGGAGAAAAGACGCCAGAACTCGCCGGGTTCCAGCGCTGGGTGATACGCAGGGCCGACGTGGGCAAAAACGCCTGCTCATGGGAAGAATTCGCGGCGGCTAACTACAGGCCCGAAAACGTAGGAATGCGAATGAATCTCACCCCAGCGCCCTTACCTGTCCGAGAAGTGGATGAACAAAATATGAGTTTGCGTCCCGCAGAAGTTGGGGCTTCGGACGCCATTTCTTTGCAGGGGAGAAAGCCTGAATGAATAAGGCGCAACTCTTGAGGTCGCGCAGTTGGAAGCCGGATGGAAAGGGTATGTGGTCGAAGCGTGGCTGGGAACTACCGACAGATTCCGCCTTCGCCCTGGAGGAGATCATGGAACGCGAGAAGGGCGCGATTACCCCGCGAAACGAAGTGTCGAATACCCAGGCGAGTAGGCTTCGCCGCCTCATTGAAAATCCAGTTTGGGGGCTGCAATGAGCGCCCATACTCGCGGACCGTGGATAGTCGATGCCGAATTAGACGTGTGCGCCGAGGGCGGAGAACTCATTGCTAGCTGTTTTCCGATGATGTCGGACTATCACGCGAGGGAGGGCAACGCGCGCCTGATCGCCGCCGCGCCGGAACTGCTGGCGGCATTGAAGTGGGCCATGCGGGGAATCCCAAAGTACGCGCGGCGCATCAAGGGCCAGAACGAAGGGTACTGCGACGGATGGGATGCCGCGCATGCTGCAATCGCGAAGGCAGAAGAATTGGAACCTGAAAGCACAAACTCCTCCGCAGCCCCACAGCCCGAGCCGTTGGCTTCCAGCGGGGATGAGGGTGCTGATGCCTTGCCGTTCCCGGGGGGGCGCGAATGACTCAGCAGACGTGTTTGCGCTTCGTCGCCCTCTCGACCGTCATGGCCCCACAGGGGCAACGTAGCGCGGCCCTGGGCCGTCCTGGGCCTGCGCCGTGGGTCACCCGTTTAGCCGAGGCTTGGCGGGCGGCGTCTGCTCGAATTAGCGCCGCCCTGATGGGCTTACCGCAATGGGGGCATTTCACCCTACAGTACCTCGGCCTTCCATGTGCCGCAGTCAAACGCAACGACCCGAACGCGCCAGCGACGAATGGCTTCTGGCAGGGTGTGATACCAGAAGCCGAATCCAGTTCGCGGGCATTGTGCCCACACCCCGTTATTCCCGCTAACGAACTGGATTGCACCGAACGGCGTGCCAGCATCCGAATACTTCGGAAGGGCATTGAGCCGCTCCATGATCTCGAACTCGACCGGACGCGCCTCAGCGTCAATCTGACGCGACAGAGCAGCGCTCCCCCGGCTATATGCGGCGTGACCCATCTACGACGCCTCCACGAGGGCATCAGCGGAGACCGCTATGTTAAAGCGGCGTCCACGAGTGTCCACCAGCATCGCGAACTCGGATCGAGTGCACAGCTTAATAATCCGCTGATCGGGACGGCGAGCGGACTTGGCAGCGTTCAGGGTATGGAACGCGGCAGAATCGACCCAGCGATAGGGCTTGCCGCTGTGGGCGACAATGGCCTCCGGGTTGTTGTACCGGGTTTGGGTTCTGTATTTGTCTGCGTTGTTCATGCTCTTATCATAAAACACCTGCTGTTTATTGTCAAGAATATTTTAAAAATAAGTGGTGTAGTCCCTGCAAACGGCGCGGTGTGCGTGCCGCAAATCCAGCCGGACGGCGAAGATATTGCGGATGCGAGTGGGTTCGAGGGAGGAAAGAAGTGAAAGTCGGAATATCAGTCCAGTGTGCTATGTGCCACAGAACCAAGCAGCCTCACGGTCGCTCCGCTCCGATAGGTACGCCCTTCTGAGGGCTACCGGCAAGACCCGCAAGCGGGATGCCTATGGCCGGGAGAAACCGAGGAGGATTTTGGATTCATGATCTGCGGGAATGCCACCAAGGAAGTGAATGAGACGCTGTAATATTCCAGAGCCAGAAAAGTGTGGTGGTCTGGTCTTTCGTGAGGATACTTGTCGGCGGCAGCACGGGCACGCGGGGCTGCATTGGTCTGCCAATAGAGCATGGGGGCAGCGGGACATCCAGTCCTGGCCACGTCAACGCTTAAGCCAACGGCCTGCCCCTGAAAACGACAAACCCACAGCACTTTCAACTTCGCCGGACGGCGAACAAAAGGGTGCTGACAAGGCGCAGGAGAGGGGCGTTGTGAATAGCAAGCCAGTAACGCATGTCTATGTATCGCGTCCCAACCACTTTGGAGGCACAACTCACACGACGCTCTGCGGTAGAATGGCGGACCCGTCGCGAACAGCCAACACGAGCCCAACCGTGAATTGCAAGTTGTGCCTAAAGAAATCGCAGCCTCCGGCAGAATCGGCGGCTCGGACTACCAGAGGGAAGGAGGAAGGACAGTGCTGATTGTGATGTCATTGAGCGCGGTATGTTTTGTTGGCGGAATGCTGCTGATGAAGCACTCTTTCGCGCTGGGCCTTATGTGTTGTGTCATCGGTATGCTTATTGGTCTAGTGGGGGCCAGCCACGCATGACGCTAAGCCAAAGGAGGAGCGGGAATGACTGAGAGTGCGAAAAATATGCTTTTACCACTAGCGTTTTGGTTCTGGAGTATTGCGGTGGTTTGCACCATTGCCTCCAGATACAACATCACTTCTAGATTGGACAGAACGATGATGATAGCCCCAACAGTGGCGTTTTACTTATTGTGTTTGTGGTTGGTGCGCAAATGAACGACAACTCAAAGTCACCAGCAAGCTCGCCGCAGGCTGGGCAGCAAGTGAAAGCTATTTTTTGCACGATTTGCGGGATAGTACATGGCCTGGAGACGCCATGCGGTGGGACGCCAACATTTTCTCTATCAATCGATACGGAAAGGTTGAATTGGCTCGATGGCGGTAGCTGGTGGGATTTTTGTCGTTCCGCAAATCCGCAAGAGCCAGAGAAAACCTTTCATCTGGATATTGGCGAAGGTGAACACTGCGAAACCTACTCAGCGAAATCGGCCCGCGAAGCCATCGACGCCGCACGTGGGAAGACGCAGCAAGCCCCCGCTGGACAGACTGCGCAGCACGCATGGCAGCGCGAACCACGAATTGGAGAAGGTATTGCGGAGAAGCTGAATCGTGGCGAAGATCCAACCGGACAGACTGCGCCAACTGAGAGTGAGCCGTTGACTATGAGCGCAAAAGATTTGGGTGTCTACAGGCGCATCGTCGGCAATATTGGATATGAAGGGCAGAAGGCTTTGCTTGAGGAATTGGACGCTCGAGAATTTAAACTGGCCGAGACACGTGAGATCGCGGGGGATCTGACGGCGGCACTGGAGCGCACTACGTTCGCCTTGCGACAAGCAATCCAGAGAGCCGAGCGCTCTAGCGGCGGGGATTGCCCGGAAAATTGGCTCGATGCAGAGGTTCTAGGGAGATCCGCACTCGCCAAGGCCAAGGCCGCTGATCTAATCAAATGAGCGGAATAAGGATCGACCTCACTGGCAAGCGGTTTGGGAAGTTGACCGCCCTAAATGTGAGCCATCGCAACGAACGCGGAGAAATCTATTGGCTGTGTGTCTGTGACTGCGGCAATGAAACTAAAGTCCGAGCCGACCACTTACGCAAGGGTGCAACGACATCTTGCAAGTGTGTAATGCGGGATTGGATGGACAATGGGGACCGCCGAATTCACGGCGGAAGCTACACGCCGGAACACCGCGTCTGGAAGAATATGCGAGAACGTTGCTCTAATCCGCACAATATAGGTTGGAGAAACTACGGCGGTCGCGGCATTCAGGTCTGTGAACGCTGGAATAGTTTCGAGAACTTTTTAGCTGACATGGGTCCGCGCCCTGCTGGGCTGACCATCGAACGCATAAACAACGACGGCAATTACGAGCCGGGTAACTGCCGCTGGGCTACGGTCAAGGAGCAGGCAAATAACAGGCGTCGTCACGGCAGACACCCCGCCAAGGCCGCTGGCATCTCACCGGAGCCGACTAAATGACCGAAGCTGAAGAACTCCGCGCCAAGCTAGAACTCCTGCAATCGAGGTATGACAACCTACTCCGCGACTACAAAGAGAGTTTGCGCCAGAACGCGCTACTGATGGATGCGTGGCGAGAAGCTAAAGGATTGAATCCCACAGAGGAGCATTCTCATCCGCAATCGAGCACCAGTTTTTGACATTGGCGATATAGGTCGCGGTGTCATTATGATCGCTAGGGGGAGCCCACGCTGAAATTAACTGCGTTAAACTCTGCCCCATAGCGATCCGCAAAGCCACGACGTGTGCAACCCCAGCCACTCCAGCCTCACGCGACGGTGGCACCCAGAATCCATTAGTGACAGTAGGATGCGACATCCACGGTGCTCCGCGAAGGTTGCCGGGGTTAAGCGCTACGATTGGAGCACCTTCTTGCCGAATAATCGCATTCGTAATGCGCTGGATAAGATCACCCATTTGGATGGGTCGCTTCATCCGCCGCAATCGTCGCAAGCGTAGCGGAGTCCGTCTGATGGATCGCAGTCACGAGGGCCACAATCATATCGGGAGTCAGCGCGGGGTGCGCCTTAAATAAGCTCGCAATGTCCTTTATGAGAGGCAAGGCTAGCGGCTCAAGCGTAAGAATGAGTTGCAGTATTTGTGGGGTCATTGGGACACCGCCGTTTGAATCTGTTGAACGATTGCCATGATCGCCGCAAAGTCAGCCTGGATAGTTGGATCAAGTCCGCTTACAGTCGGAGTCTTAAACCCCGTTAGCGTGAGGTAGATCTTGGCTTTCTGGACGCTCCACGTATCTGCGCTTCCCAGTTCCGTCGCGATGCTTTCATTGAGTGTAATGGCAGATTTTGCCCAGTTCCGAATAAGCAGGTTGGTATCCGGCGTAATCTTGCCTTGATCGCGCAAGGCAATGGAGGCGTTCACGGCTCCGCTGATTGCATCCGCTAATGTCTTGCTGATGTTGAGAACTTGAGTTTGCGGGCTATTCGGCGGCGCTGGGGTGGTCGCCGTGGTTGGGTTGCCGCACCCCACAAATGCGACTGGCAGCGAGAGCACGAGGGCGAGCGAGATAGTCTTCATTATTTCACGGGCTCTGTCATCTTCACCCAAGCGTCCCACAGGCTTGTTACGCCGTCGCCGGAGTTTATCTGCTGCATGAGGCTGATTTGCAACTTGCCGTACTTCATCCCCAGCGAGAACGGATCAATGCCCTCCGCCAATGTCGGATACCACTGTGAACGGTTTAGCGCTTCCCACACGTAATTGTCCATAATTGCCTGCGCTGTTCTGGCCGATAGGAACGTGTTGTAGTTAGGATTCAGGTATCCCTCTATATTGCTCATCGTTGAGTACAACTCAGACTGCAAGTAGCACTCGATAGTGAGAGCCTTAGTGGTGAGTGCTGGAGGCCAACCCTTGATGCTGGTGTCCGCATATACCTGCGGTTCAGGGAGCGGGTAGTACGGCTTCTGGAGGAAATCCATATGGCGAGATTATACTATATCTTGTGCCTATTGGTTATGCTAATTTCATACTCGCTTGTTTGATATTGGCTTTTAAGGGACTGCTGTTACCGCGCGCTCTCCCTATGCTAGCCTTCCTTTGCTACCTCGCAGCGTCCTGCGTAACCACCTCCGCTTACCTTCTGGGCTGGGAGAGCATACAGGCCGCATGGATGCCCACTGTGGCTGTTCTAGGCGTTGCTGCCGCCGTTGAATGCACGCGCTGGGTTCTAGGACTACAGTCCGATGAAGAGAAGTCGGCGGTGAGTAAGTGGGGTATGCTGCTGGGAATGGTGATCGTGGCTGCCGCAATGGTGAATCGCCCCATCGCTTATCCAAAGTACCCCACGCTTGTCTACGAAATACGGCTGTACTCGATGCTGTTCACTATCGGGTATCTGGCCGCGTTGCTGGGTTACTGCTTCGCCGTCAGCGTTGGCGTTTCGCGTTACGTTTGGCACGCTTCTATTCTCCTTGTGCGACTGGCGACGATGGTGACTCTGCTGCTAGTGCCGCACGAGAACTGGTTCGCGGCAGACTTAATTGGCGGCTCTATCAATCTACTGACGCTGTGCGGGTGGCTCTGGCTGCTGCCCCGCCGCCGCACTGCGGTTCAATTGCTCCCCAAGGGTGTCGGCAATCTCCAGTAGCTTGTCCCTCGTCTCGCGGCGTATCGTGCGGATGTCCGATTCTACCCGCTGAAATCGGCGATGCGAGTCTCCACGGTCGATGTCTACGGTTGAGGCTAGTTCGTTGAGTTGTTCGACGGCTTGATTCATCACGCGGCGAAGCTCCTTGTTCTGGTTCTCCACCCGTATGATGCGGTCAGTATGGTTAATGCTACGCGCCTTGGAAAATAACTTATACAGTCCCGCAAAGGATACGCTTCCTCCGATCCATTTTGCGACTGCAATCCACGCCGATTGATCGTCTGCCATCTGGACACAATTACTCCTTACGGCGCATCACTTCCACGAAGCCGAATGTCCCGCACATCGTACAAGGTCTTAACTCGCATTGACATGCGGGACAAGGGATCATGACTACTCTTGTGCGTTTCCCGGTTTGTCGGGTTTAACTGGCTGCGGTGGTTTGGGCGCTTGAACGGGATGATCCTTCTTGGGCTTCGGTTGAGTGGGTGCGTTTCCGCCCCCGCTGGGAGGGCCGCTAGGCGCTGTCATGTTAGTCTCCTTTCGCTACTAAGATCGGTTGTGGTGGTGCTATTGGTTTGCCGCCAGCATCCATTGCGGGAGGCGTAACGGGGACGACTTCGGCGGGCTCTTTGTAAATCAAGCGATACAAACCCTCCTGTCCCATCTTCTGTCCACAGAAACGAATCACGCTGTCCCATAGGACATGAACTGAGGGTATGGCAAAGGTTCCATTCCATCCATGCTGGGCATCACCACTAGTCACGCTTATCTGGACCGCAAGTGCCGCAAAAAGAGCGCACAGCGTCGATACGACGCGCGTAGCTGTCTCAGTATTGGCGTTCAGATAGGGAAACAATTTGCTGCGTTTGAGAACCTGTAGTCCCCAGACGGTGATGGCAACCAAACCCGCTTGATGTGATATTGCCGATACGGTGTCGTTAATGCCTGGGTCCGTTACCGGGATGGCATTCGCCACTTGCTGAGCGGTCGTCTGCAACAACATCAGCATCATACGAGCTACCTCCAACGGGGCGGTTTAATTACCGCCCATTGTTGGAAAGTATACTACAATTCAACGAATTAGCTAGCGCTAAGCTACAGGAGGAGTCGGAGGAACTGGAACAGGAACGGGATCAGTGGTGCTGCTAGCCATAGCCGTCAGCGAAGCGGCCAGTGGCGCGAGGTTGCCAGCTTCCGTGGTAGCACGGGCAGCTAGAGCCTGCGCCTGCTCTAGCGTGGTGGCGCTGGCGATTTGGCCAAGCAGATTGGTGATGCGCGACTGAATGCCGGTCTGCGCGGTAGCAATAGCCGTGGTAGCCGAATCGACTTGATCGAAGGCGGCGGAAATAGTGTTGAGATCGTCTTGTAATGCCATGTTTTATTCTCCCGGTGTTGGTTTGGTTAGTTGCTGTAACGAGGCTACCACGGTAGTTAAATGCGCCGAGATTGCCTTGGATCGAAGTGCGAGCGCGTGCAGCGTGTTGTTTGCCTGAAGGTCCAGATAGATCGCAGTCACAAGATCCATCAGGCGCGGATCAAGTGAAATTTGGACTTGCGTGATCGGTGGTCCGTACTGATCGTTGTGACCCATCGGTTTAGTTTACCTTAGATGGAAGTCACCGATGCCTCCACTGAAGAAGGAGCTAACGGCAACGAGAAGGATTATGAGGAGGACAACCCCGCAGATCCAGTAAGCAGCCCGGATGCCGCTAAAAAACGTGTCGCATACATACTTCATCCCGCCTGCTAGAATCGCAAATATCACGATTGCAATCAGCACGTAGATTAGGGTTTGCATAATCCCTCCTAGGATATAGAGTTAATAAGCACGTAGAGCACCAATCACGTTTTCCTCGTCACAAAGTATAGAACCAGATTCACGACCATCCCGGCCAGCATTACGCCGCCCATCGCCATGTAGGTCATCCGCTCCAATGCCCGCGTACGCGAGTCGTATTTCTCGTCGAGGGCCTTGTGCGCTGAATTGTATTCTTCGCGGGATACGGCGTTCGATGTAATGTCAGTAAGCGAGGACCGGAACTCATTCATCCCCTCCAGCCTGCGATCCATTGACGCGAGAGCCCTGTCTAGGTTCTTCTCCGCCGTTTCCCGCGCAAGAGCTAACGCCTTGTCCTCCAGATTATGGACGATGGCATGGGCCGCAAATAGATCCTCGACATGCTGCCGAAGGACCTGGATATCGTCCGGCGACATACGTCCTCAAAGGGTCCCGCTCTGTGCGTTGGACGTTCCGCCCGTAGGCGTCCCCACCAGTTGCCAGTCCACCTTGCCTGCCGTGGCGCTGGGCTTGATCGTCCAAGTGAATGCGCCGTCTGTGGAGTTAAACTGACCCTCCATGGTCTGCCCTGCCTTCTGTACCTGGATCTGCTGATTAACGCCGCCTGAGTAGGCCGCAACTTCATTGACCCATGGCGCTCCGAGTTTCAGCCAGATATAGACGTGGCTCCCTCCGATGGTCATAGCCACAGTAGCGGGGCTGGGTTGCGAGAAGATTGCGTTTACGTTGCTCATGGCCCAGTCACACAAGCCCCGCCTAATGCGGCATTCACTACCCTCTGCACGCTCGTAGTCCCGCATCCATCAGAGGCGATGTCGTTCGTACAGGCGATGATACGGAGCGCCATATTAGTTTGCAGTTGGATGTCAGTTACAGTTGGTGGAATTAGATTGGTCTTCGGGGAGCATGTCAACGTAGAAGCACTGCCCAGCACCGCATCAAGCAGAGAGAAGTTTACGCCAGGGTCGGTATGGTCGCTTGCCGCATTACGCCATGGACCGCTGCCCGTTAAGGCAAAGCCATGATAATCCGCGCTCACCGTGGAGTAACTAGCAAATGGGGCTCCCGCGTAATTCGTCCCTTGAGTGGTGTCGTAAAAGGTGGGCAGTACGATTGATCCGTAGCGGCTCGTGATCGTCGCATCGCTCACGCCTTGGCCGCCATTGATGGCCCCAGAATTGATGATGGCGTTATTTATTGCGGTCCATGTCGGCCCGGTGCTTACATCTGCGGTTAGGCAAAGAGAGCCGTCCACGAAACCAGCCGAGTCAGGGCACTGATTAGTCCAGCGGTATTGATCGAACTCCGTGATGTTGTCTTTAATCACCAGATTTGTGAAATTGTAGGGCAATCCGCTTGCTAACCGCATATTGATGCCTGCGCCCAAGAGATGGTTGTGAAGAACCTGGAGAGAATCAGTCCCGCCGCCAGAGAGCCCGCAACCCGTATACCCAGCAAGCTCGAATACTGTCCCGCCGCTCGCGATGGAGGCCGCCGCACCAGGAACGAAGAACAGATTGTTCTGAATCAATACACGCTTCAGATAGCCAGGGCACGGCCCCGCGAAGCTCTGCGCGGAAATGATGACAAACTCCCCGGCGATGTTCTTGAAAACGTTATTTGTTAAACTCACATCACTCGAAATGCACCATGGGCAATCGCCGTTCTGATCAGTCACATTGATGTTGAAAGCGAAGTTCTGGCCGTTGTTCCATGTGTTGATGCAGACGTTACCGTTAATGTTCCAGCGCTGCCCATACTTATCCTCAATACAGTTCTTGCTGGAGCGGGTAACCCCGTCATAACTGGGATCGCTAGGATTCCAGGAGGGAGGCTTGTATAGGAAGTTCTTAGTGATCGTGATATCGGTTGGCACGATGCCCCAGAGTGCTTTTGCCGCTCCAGCAATCGGCGGGGCGTGGATCGCTCCAAACGTCAGCGCTCCCGCCGTATTTCCCGTGATCACGGTAGAATCGGTAGGCAGATAGGCGGGAGCGCCGCTTGATGTCTTAAACATCACCACTGTCCCAATGGCAGGAGTTGAAACTGAACCGCTATTGCCATCGACACAACTGCTCACGGTTGCGGCAGTAGTAGTGGGCGCGGGACTTGCCGCAATGGTACAGCTATAGCCCGGAGTCGCGCCCGTACCGCCAAAGAGAATGATTTCCGTGGATGCCGACAAGAAGTTGTTCTGAATCAGATACCCTGCGGTGCCCGCCGTCCCCAAAAGAGCCTGTGCATCGCCGCTGCTTTGATAGATCTGGCTGATGTAGTTATTGACGATGGAGATGTTAGAGCCGCCCATGAGGACGCCCCGGCTCATCTGGATGCTCGCGCTCGCAGGGACGCCATGGATGTAGTTGCGGTCGAGCATTAGGTGATCGGGAAGCTGGCTCGCTACCGTTTCCGAGAGCGTGGCCATATAGATCAGAGAGCCCTGCGAAACGCTAGCCGTGACTTCGATGCAGCCGAGATAGTTGTACTTCCCAGGCGTCGTTCCATCCGTGAATTGGATCGGCGGTGCTCCGTTGGTGCTATTGATCGTCGCGTAATTAGTGAGAGACGGCGTGGCGAAAGGGGGAACGCTCGCAGAATTTACCGACGCAGTAGTTACATAGGTTGGAATCGGAACGGTGCCCGCGTTGCACCCAGCAGCCTCGATCAAAATCCAATTCGGCGCTGAGCACTGTTTATTGAAAACGAAGTTGCCAGTCTTGGTGATCCCCGCATCCAGCACTAGATCAGAACCGCACGCGGCTGCGTTGTACGTGGCTTGTAAGTCCGTTCCGCTATGAATCGGGATCACGCTTCCTGTAGGCGTTGGGCGCACAGCAGTGGGTACGGATTGGGGCGCGGTAGGGTTTGTGGGCGAAGCTCCAGTTGGACAAGCCGCCGCCGCAGTAGCCGCCGCCGTGTTCCCCGTATTCGTCCCCGGAGCCATGCCGCCCGTCTCTAGCAGGATTACATTCTGCGGAGGCGTCTGGTTGTTCATATCGCACCAGAAATTGTTTACCGTCTGCCATGTGTTGTCGCTGAACCCGATCAACTGCGCTTCGCCCCAATGTCCCGCCCGATTGTTCGATATGATAAACGCTGTGCCCATGGCCTCGATAGCGTCCGATTGATTAGAGGGTGCTCCCAAGTTCGGCCCTAGGAGGACGTTGCTGTCAATTAGGTGTCCCGTACCGCCCACCGCCACGGAGATACCCGCCTGCCCGTTGATCCCCGCTTGCGGAGTATCTATCGTATTCCCGCTGACCGTGACATTGTTGACGCTGAAATTACCCTGCACCTCGATGTTGTAGCGTGCGCTCCTATGGATCGTGTTCCCCGTGATGGTCACATTGGCGTCCGCCTGGTTCGCCGTGACATGGATCGCTTGCGTGGTCTGGGTGAAGGTGTTGTTGCTGATCGTGATTCCGGAAGGATCGAAGAACCACACCGCGCCGCATACTTCACTCCAGCCGTTGACATGGCGCGAGTCATAGATGTCCGTGAAGGAGTTTCCGCTGATGGTTGAGTCCGTCATTCCGGTCTGCGCATGGATCGCATCGGCCCCGTAGTCGGTGGCCGACCTCATGTGCTGAAAGACATTTCCCGTGATGGTGATGTTGGTAGCGGAAGTTGCCGTACTGCTGGCGCTTGATAGTATGCCGCCCCCGATGCCGCCGCCGTCAATGGTCAGGTTTTGGATGGTGATATTGGTAGCCGCATTGGCTGGAAGTTGAATGAATTGGGTAGTGACGGCACCGTTAAGTAAGCCACCGCCTGTCCCCAGATAAGTGCGATTGGAGAGAAAAGTGATGACGCTATTGACCTTGGTTGTTCCGGTCCAGACGATTGTATCTCCGCTAGAGGAGCCGTTAATCGCGGCCTGGACGGCTGCTGCGTCGTTAGTTGACCCATTACACGTGGCGGTCGAGCAGATGTTGACTGTAGCGGCCTGAAGCATAGAGGCCGCCGCGAGAACGATGAGAAATGGCTTCATCTTTAGGTGCCTTGCTCAACACGCATAAACATTCCAATGGACAATCCAAACCGTCATCCCTGCTGCGAAATTGAAAAGTCCAAATCCAACATCGGCGGGGGTAAAATCCTGTGTTCTGGTTTCCGTAGAAACCTGCTTAAAGGTAATCCCGTTAAAGGATAGAGAAAAGGTGCGAGTGGTAGAGCGGTCATCCCTAAATCGAGACCAAATGAGTGGACCAACCGGGAATGTGTTATATGCGTTATTGTTGGACGAAAAACTAGTCGAATTGGAGTAGTGCTTTTCCTGCCCATTAAATGCACTGCTATTCTCATATCCGTATGCCCACGCAGCAAAAGCATTGGAGGTTAGAAGTCCTGCGTTTACTGTGACTCCAGCCCCACCGTTCCCTACCTGAACATCACTTATCCAAGCCGCATCTGCGCAATACGCCCCTGATCCTGGGATTGCTAGGGCTATAAGCTGTGGCGCATGGCTACTTCCAGCGCTCGGGGTGGTCCATATAATTCCTCCATGCGTGGTTGTTAAGGTCGAATTTCCTGTTGCGATCTGTGTGAAATTACCTAGGACTGGTGGCGTTACTTGATAACCGAAAATAGTAGCCTGCCATGCAGAGCCGGTTGAGACATAAACATACGGAAACCAGTCGCTGCAATTTAGAACGGTCCCCGCTGCTGGTACGGCGGGAAGAGATGCACACGTACTATACTGCCCCCCTCCACCGCCTCCGCCACCAAGGACAATTGCCTCATAGTTCGTCCCATCCGATGTCACGGTCCAACCAGTCGGAGCAGTAGCCGATCCTGCTATACCCGTCAGATTCGATGCCGCTCCGTTGATATTCTGGCCGCTACGCGCCAGCGTTACTACGCCCGTCCCGTAATTCAGAATCGTCACGCACTGCCCAGCCGGAGGTTGTGAGCCAGAGGCGACGAGCGTAATCGTGAACGTACCGGAGGCGACAGGAATGAACCCACAAGGGCTGTTGAAGTCCGACGCGAGAACCTGATAGGTCGATGTCTGCGCATTCACAGAGCCACTGAACGAACGCCGTCCATTCACCGTAGTCTGTGAAAAAGCAGTGGCCGCAAGCAACAAAACAAGAGGTATACTTTTCATTTAGTTTTCCGCTCCCAGGGCGGCAAAGGCTGTCGGATTGGACTGATTATTGTACTCCGTCCTTAGCCAATCCGCAGATCGGACAGTACCGGAGACACGGTGTTCATCCAGGTTCCCGGTCATGCTGCCTGCGTTCAGAGAAGTTCCAAACCGCATACCGGGGCTTGAGGCGTTTCCGCTGTAGTCAATCGTGGCCCCAGCCCCAGCTACCATCCCATCCTGAACGCCATTTACGTAAGTAATAAATCCGGTGGCGTTTGAATAAGTGAGTGCGAGATGATACCAAGTACCCGTTACTAGGGTCTGTGTTCCGAGAGTCGTGAGTCCCGTAGGGCCTGTGATGAGGATGATTGCAGTGACGTGACCCGCGCTATTGACGCTAAGATCATACCCGCCGCCAAGTCCGACCACTCGACTATTGTCCCAAGCGCCTATTGTATTAAAGCTATTGGACAAATTCGTAAAGTTTGCCCAGCCTTCGTAGGTGAGCGCGGAAGCCGGATTCAAATTAGACCCGGTACAGCAACTTGCAAGAGAGAATGTCGCGCTAGCCCCACCATCGACCTCTCCAGTAATGGCTACGGTCGCATTCGTCGTATTGCCGCTGGCCGTCGAGTCGGCATTCTGGATAGCAGAGCCGTTGGGCCAATGCCATACCGCCCCGGTATTGGCATCATAGGTATTAGCCACTGTCATCTGCTGCGTCGAGAGAGAAGGTTCCCCGTAGCAGACATAATATAGGCTGTCTGCCGTATGAGAGACGGTCCCCGCGTTAAACCAGAAGAGTGCCGCACCCGTAGTGGCTGAATAAGCCTCAAACTCCCACCCCGCCACCCGCGTAGTGCAGGCGGAATCGCTCGTGATCACCGCATCCGCTGGGATCGTCAGGCCATACCCTCCCGATTGGGTCACGGTATGCTGAATACTCCCGCCATTGGCAACCGTTGCCGAGATCGTTCCGCTCACGAGTACGGGGAAATTTGTTTGATCGGTATTCGGCACTAGCGTGTGGTCAATCGTAATTTGCCGGAAGTGCTGAAACCCGTTATGTGATCCGTTGAAATTCCCCGGCCCAGGGAATGGTAATGACTGGCCCCACAGAACCGGCGATAGGAGTAGAGCGGCGAGGAGTCTCAACGGACTACCCTCCAGTTGATCGTGATAGCCCCTGGAGTTATCGAGGACAGAGTGTTATTACACACCTTGAAGTTCACGGTGTTCGCGGTGGGATAAGGAATGATTGTCAGCATTCCAGTAGTCAGCGGGACATAGCCCGTTACTGCGGTAGGATCTCCATTGAAGCTGGCAATGATTGCGTCGGTGGTAAGCGCTCCCGTAGCCGTATCGGTCTGAGCCGCCGAACAGGTAGCGCTTCCTATGGCATTTGTTGCAAGCGCCTTCGCCCCGCTAGCGATGAGCCGCGCCCCGCAAAGAGAGGCCCATGTTGCTGTCGTGGTTACCGCTACGTTTGTATTCGGAGCAAGCGCGCTATAGCCACATCCCCCGCTGACCACGGTATCGTTCACGTTGTAATTTGCGGTCGAGTTCCAGGTGCCCTTGAAGTTCATCAAGGTCACTGGAAGCGTCAATTGCCCAGTACCGGACTGCAAAGAGCAAGCGTCGAGATAGAAGCCAATGCTTGAACTACCGCCATTGCCGGTGATCTGACCCTTGAGCGTCGTTACCAAGTTCGATCCGGCCCCGAACAGACTGATTGGGATTACTATTTGCTGATAGGAGGTGGAATTGCTGCTTAGGAAATTGAAGGCGTTATCTTTAACTACTACCTGAGAACCAACCTGCGTAGAACCATTCAGCCAGAACAGCGAAAGAGTGCGTAGGCCGTTAACGCCATTCCCGCTACTAGTAGGCCACTGCGCCTTGGAGCGTATATAACAGACCAATGAGTTCAGCGTGGAAAGATCGGTAGTCCCCGCAGCAGGCTTAACTAGGGTGAAATTGTTCCCCAAGACTGCCGTAGTCGCCTCAATATCTTTCGTTCCGCGATAGGGGTTATTGGTCGATGCACAGTTGAGGTTTGCCGAGGTCGCGCAGGTCCATTCTGTATTTTCGTCGTAGATCGTAGTGCTGGCGATTCCACCCGGGGTGCTGCTTCCAGCCGGGACCAAGACGACATTTAAGGGAAGTTCTGTCGAATAGTCCACAGCGGGTTGCGCAGGAGTCACGGCAGGGGTTCCGGTGAGAAAGTTCGCTATCCCGGTGTTGTCCACGTAGATTACATCAATACGTGGGTTGGTCATATCGGCAGTAGTGAGTGTCAGGCTCGTAAGCGCACTCGAATATTGCGTGCCTCCGATCTGATAGGTTCCCGCCCCGACTTGGAATGTTAGGCCAGAAATGTACTCAATCCCAAGCCCAGTAAGCGGCTGATTTGGAAGCGACCCCGGAGTTCCGCCACCTGGGGGCCCAGTCGGGCCAGTGGGCCCTGCGGCCCCAGCCCCAGAAAGCACCACACATGAACCACTTTGGGAGTTTTGAAATGTCACCGTGTAACTATTCGTGGTGGTTGCCTTCTCTGTATTCGTTTCAATCCTCTGTGGCGGGCTCGCGTTGTCATAACATTGAACCTCCACATTGACGGTTCCTAGATTGTGGGTTAGCGCAACGCTAGTCTGCGAAGAGAATGATTGACTATAGGCCGAAGTTGCTGACGCCGTTGGAGCGGTCCATGTATTCGTAGCGGTACATTCGTAAATGTTCTGACCCGCCGTTGCATCGGTGGCAAAGTAAATATCACCCACCGTGCACGTAGCTGGAAGGCCAGATATTAACCCTGTCCGCACCCCCTGTACGCTGTTATTGGCGCAGGTTCCGGTGACGTTTCCACCAAGGGAAGCGCAAGTCCCTCCTGTCCCTGTTCCCATAGGGGACCATGTATTCGTGGCGGAACAAAAGAAAGGAGTTTTGCTGGTCGTGTTGTAGTAGATATCGCCGGTAGCTGTCGAACAAGCGACTGGGGCTGAAGGAAAGTATCCTATATGCCGTGCGGTGGACGTGAACTGCCCAAACGCTGACGTTGCTAAAAAACACAGCAATAGCAGGTACAGCATGATGCCTCCAAACACAACATATAGTGTTACGGACATCTTAACCCACAAGATGTTGTGTTGCAATGAATGCTTTCAGAAACTACTTGCTAAACGTCTAGGATACCGCTAGACTGTTTTTTGGTATCCCGACCCAAAAACTGGACCGCAGTGCAGATGGGACGCATCGGCGGCAAGAAGCGCATGGCTAAGATGACCAAAGAGCAGCGCACGGAGCTTGCGCGGGCTGCGGCTAGAGCGCGTTGGGATAAGAAGAAACAGGAGAACCAGTGACTTGGCTTGATTGGATGGCGCTGGGAGCCTTATTCCTGGCTGTCGTGCTGGAGATGCGTTGGTTCAACCGTGATTTGTGGCCGAAGTGGTGGAATATTTTTGACTGGAGACTATGAGCCAAACCCCGATCCTTTTCCTTTCCGATAGTCCAGATATCCAGACCGGACTTGCGAGGATTACCCGCGATCTCGCCTGCATGACCGCTTCCCTGCCAGAGTTCCGAGTGGCAACGCTGGGGCGGGGCGGCTACGGCTCCGCCAAATTGCCATTTGCGCAATACAACTTCCCGGAAGCGCATCAGTGGGGCGAAGACCACCTAGAGCGCGCCTGGAAAGAGTTCTCGCGCGGCAAGATGGGGATCATCATGACCATCTGGGACCCTAGCCGCCTCCTGTGGTTCTCGCAACCCTCTCAAGCCATGGGCGACGGGCTCTACAAGTTCCTCACGGGTGGTACGTTCCTCAAGTATGGCTATTTCCCCGTCGATGGCACGGGCATCAGCGATAAACTAACCCGAATGAGCGCGGCCACGATCCAAGGCTACAATCGCGTCCTAGCCTACACTGCATGGGGTGCTGGCGTGATCGAGCGCACCATCGGGAGGCCCGTGGACTGGATTCCGCACGGCTTTGACGGCGAGAAGTTCCAGCCCCGCGACAAGAAAGCCTCTCGGATGATGATGGGGGTGGCTGATGATGAAATCCTGATAGGGATGAACGCCACCAACCAAGCCCGCAAGGACTGGGGAATCGCATTCGCAGCGATTGCGGCGCTCCAGACGAAGCGCAAGGTTAAGTTCTGGATACATACGGACGTTCTGGAGCGGCACTGGTCGCTGAACGCGCTTGCTGCTGACTTTGGCGTGTCGCCTACGGTTACGCTGTGCGGGACCAAGACGGATGTTGAGTTGTCGTACCATTACGCAGCGTGCAATCTAACAATCCTGCCATCAAGCGAAGGCTACGGATTCCCGCTGGTCGAGTCGATGGCCTGCGGAGTGCCGGTGATTCACGGCAGTTACGGCGGTGGGGCTGAACTAATCCCCCGTGAATCGTGGTTGGTCGCGCCGACATCGTTCCATCTGGAGACGCCACAAAATGTGCTTCGGCCCGTGTGGGAACCGAACGATTGGGTTGCGGCGATTGAACGAGTACTAGAGGAGAAGCCGAGCGCGGAGGAGTGCAGGGCTGCTACGGATCACCTGCAATGGTGCAATCTGTTCCCTTCAGCTTGGAAACGCTGGTTCCTTGAGGGTTTGGGATGATCCCTTTCATCTGCGTAGCGGAACCTAACAATGAAGATATTGGGCCAGTGCGCCAGTACCACACGTACTACGCAACTCATGCTTGCGATCCAATAGCCGTGTTTATGCACAACGATGTGGATATTTTTGAGCCTTGGGAAGATCGCGTAATGGCGGAGTTCGATGACCCCAAGGTAGGAATAGTAGGGTTCGGTGGAGCAGTGGGTATCGGTACTGCGGAGATTTATAAGCGACCATATGACATCTGGCAACTTCAGAGAATCGGGTACCGCTCGAATCAACGGGACTGGCATATTCATGGGACTCATGAAACAGGAGCATGCAATGTGGCAGTTGTCGATGGCTTCTTTATCGCTGCGCGTAAAGATTTTCTGTTTCAAATCAAGGGATGGTCTTGGTTCCCATTTCAGTTTCACTGCTACGACACCGCTATCTGCTTGATGGCAGCACGCCATGGGTGGAAGGTTCGCATGGTTGGAATTGACTGCACCCATCGCGGCGGCAGCGCGTCTATAACGCCTGAGTACAAGGCGCGTTGCGAGAAGGCGGGAACTACTATTGAGCGCGAGCATTCAGAGCCTCACAAATGGCTTTATTCTGAGTTCAAAGATTGCTTGCCGCTGAGGGTTGCATGAATCGTTACAACCTTTGCAGTGGTCAGCGACCATTCTCAGCGCCCTTTATCAATGTGGATTCGCAAGCCAAATGGAACCCGGATGTGGTGGCCGACTGCTCGCACATGCCGATGTTCGAGGATGCCAGCGCGGACATGATCGTAATCCATCACGGATTAGAACACTTCGGCTGCGGTGAGGCGGACGCGATGCTGAAGGAGTGCTACCGGATACTGGCACCTGACGGCTCCTTGATCGTGTGCGTGCCGCACATGCGAGCACTCGCGCAGCGTTGGCTAGCGCGGCAGATGGATGACCAAATCTATTTCACTAACCTGTACGGGGCTTATATGGGCGAAGAGGCGGATCGGCATCGCTGGGGATTCTCTGAAGTGTCGCTGTTCGAGACGCTGGCCGTATGTCCCTGGATGCGGATCAGAAAGTTCGACTGGCGCGAGATACCTGGGGCTGACATCGCTAAAGATTTTTGGATTCTAGGAATGGAAGCCATTAAATGAAGCAGATCAAGGTAGTGGTCGATGGAGTTGCGCCGATCCTCATCACAGCCAATGCGGGATGTTTTCTGAGAGTGGACAGCGAATCGTCAAACTATTTCAAGGTAACGGCCTACAAGACCTCGAAGGTGCTCGGCGTCAGTTGGCGAGTTTCCAAAAAAGTAGTCGCTGGATTCGCAATCAATAAATTGGTTCTGTGGACGGAGGTAACGTGACGCCTGTTCTCATCCCTATCATCAATGGCCGTGAGTTGACCCGCAACTGCATCAATAGCGTGCTCGCACAAGACGTGCCCTGCGAAGCGTTCGTGCTCGACAATGGCGCGACTGATGGCAGCGGCGAGATGCTCCGCGCATGGGCCGATGATCGCATCCACTACATCGCAGCACGCAAGCCGAGCGTTGCGGCGTCATGGAACTTTGGGTTGAAGTGGCTATTCGCACAAGGGCATGCCGCCGTTCTTGTTTTAAATAATGATACCGAGTTACGCCCCGATACTGTGCGCTGGCTGATGGCTGATGGTGGTCCTTTCGTCACGGCGGTCGGCGCGGTGGAAAAAGAGAAGATAGAGCCTCCGTACATTCCTCCTGATCCTTCAAAGAAGCGTGACCACCCGGATCACAGTTGCTTTTTGATTAGAAAATCCTGCTATGAAGCTATTGGCGGATTCGATGAGGAATATGAAGGAGGCTACGTAGAAGACGCGGAGTGGCACCTATCAATGTATCGCGCTGGAATACCCGCTGTCTGTCTGGAGCTTCCATTCTGGCATCTTGGAGCAGGGACTATCAAAAACTCTGATCCTGAAATGATGCGCGAGATACAGTTGAGGGCGGATCATAACCGATCTAGGTTCAAAGAGCGTCACGGTGCGGAAGTTGGCTCTCCTGAATATTACGCCTTGTTCGGTCACGGAGCGCCAGAATGACAAACATCGTTTTGATAACCAACGGTTCCCGTCCCCGCTTGCTAGCTCAAACATTACGGACGCTGTACGTCAACACACCAGCGGACCAGTATACGCTGACGATGGTCACGGATGGGCACATAGAATTTCCCTTTGAGCAAGATTGGGGAGAGCGCATTTCAGTGATTGGGATGCGACCCCCATGCAATATCCTGGGACGCCTAAAGAACTTAGGAATTTATTGGTCCAATAAGCAGTTCGGTCGCGGTGAGTGGCTTTGTGTTTTGGATGACGATTTAGCGTTCTGGCCGGGATGGTTGGAGAAGATGGCGTATGCACTAGAGTGCAGGAATGAAGTTCGCATCCTAGGCGGCGTGAGGCATCCCTATCATGGAATAAATGAGATCCTTTCGGCTGATAATTTTAAGCGTGATGTAAAACCAAATGACCTTGTACAGACGATAGAATCCACTGACGCCGTTGCTGGCTATTGCCACTTCATGCGCTGGAAGACGTGGGATCGCTTCGGCCCGTATGACGCTCACGCCAAGGGAACAGGGCAGAGCGAGGACTTTGCTATCTGTCGCAAGATTGTGGACGCTGGCGGTAAGGTGGGCTATATCCACCCTCCGGTTATGGCGCATTGTGGCGTCACTGATTCGCTTGGCCGTCCAGCAATCGGCATGGAAAAGATCCAACGCAAACTAGGCGTGCTCTATGAATAGGGGCTCGCCAGAGTACATCGAAGCCGTCCAGCGCGTGAAGATCGACTACTTTACGGAACACCTTGGGCTGGATATAAAAGGCATTCTGCACGTCGGCACCAACGACGGTTATGAGATGCAGTTCTACCGCAGTATGGGGATTGAGCACTTAGCGGGGGTTGATCCGCTGCCTTCGGCAATTGGACTATTCCGGGAACATTATCCGGACATACCTCTATTTGAATACGCACTCTCCGATGTTCCTGGTAGGGCAATGCTAAACGTGGTCACTCCTGGAGATGGTCAGGGGTCGAGTCTATTGGTTGAGTGTCGGCCTAACCCGGACTACAATTACAATTCTCAGGTAGAGGTGGAAGTCAGGCGCGGAGATTCGCTGCCTATTGCTTGGGAGAATTTTGACTGTATGGTTGTGGACGTGCAGGGATTAGAGCTTCCAGTTTTAGTGGGATTTGGAGACGCCCTTCGTGGATTTCGGATGCTCAATATCGAGTGTTCAATTGAGCCCGTATATGAAGGCGGAGCGAGAGCAGCGGACGTGGATAGTTATCTAGCCTCAATGGGATTTGTTCGTAAATCTGATTTTGAAATCCATAATGATGTGTTTTGGGTGAGAGAGGACGTGCAATGCCTGAACCATTAGTCTTCACGGCCAACTACACATGGCCCGACGTGGACTGGTCGCTACTCAAGCGCTCCGCAGAGCGCGTGGGCATTGACATTCAAACCTACGGCGATGGTAAAGGATGGCCCGGTTACGGCGTCGGCAAGCTAGTTGGCCCATTGGAGTTCTTGCGGGGGCGAACAGAAGAGGTGGTGCTGTATACGGATTCGCAAGACTCCTTCCTCGTGCATGACGCAAAGACGATCCTGAATGGATGGATGCGCTGCGGTGCTCCGCAAGTACTGCTGCAAGCAGAAAAGAACTGCTACCCAGAACCGACATGGGAACCTGAATATCCGCGTAATGATTCATCATGGCGCTACATCTGCGCTGGCGGCTGGATGGGCACTCGTACTGGCATCATAGCCGCCTTAGAAGAGATCATTAGCGGGGGTCAATTCAAAGAGAACTCCCATTGCGATCAGCGGTGCTGGACGGACTGGTATCTTCGTCATCCTAGCGGGAAACTGCGGGCGACTCTCGATACTAATTGTGAAGTTTTCCAGAGTTTCTTTACGGAGACAGAAGTTGCGAACGATGGGCGCAATCTGATTACCGGAACACGCCCTAGTATTTTCCATTTCAACGGGCGCACGCATGGGGAACGCGAATGGTACAAGAGGATAACCGGCGATGAACCTCCAAACGTTAGCTGAGCATACTGTCGATGTAGACTTGCTACCGGAAGCGCCCATAGTCTTCGACATCGGATGCCGCTGGTTCTCTTTCTCCGCTGAGATTAAGCGTCTTAGGCCCAACGCTCGCGTAGTTTGCTTCGATCCCGACCCGCTTGTAGCGCTGGACCCAAAGGGCGGCGAGTTCGAGTTCCAACAGAAGGGAATCGTTGGGAGGCCAGCCATTCCCCACGATGGAACGGCTAGGCTTTATCGATACCTGGATGGCGTGTCTGATTTCATAGACGGCCTAGCCTGCGAGCACTACTTCAGGGACCATGCAATCTACCAAGGGGATTTTGTAGACGTTTCGGTAACCACAATCGAGGACGCTATGCGGGATGCCGGGGTCAATCACTTGGATGTAGTTAAGCTCGACTGCGAATGCTCTGAATTTTCCATTCTCGGCAATTGGCCTGGGCCAATAGCTACTCAAATTAGCGTGGAGTTCCATGACTGGGCGGATCGGTCTAAGTGGTCTAAGCAATACTTTGATGCCCTGTTCTCTGGGCCCCTCAAAGACTACAGGATCGTACAGCACGAGGAACACGGCAGCTATTCGTATATGGATTCGCTGTTAGTGCTGAGGGATTAGCTATGTATGATCTGAGCGTGTACAACGATCACTTTTTCAGCAACAATCAAGCCGAAGGGCTGCGCCATGCCGAGTGGTTCATGCCGTTACTGGAGGGTTTGTTCCACTTCAAATCTCTGGTGGATGTTGGCTGCGGGACGGGACACTTTGTGAAGTGGTGTTTGGATCACGGTATAAGTGCAATTGGAATGGAGGGAGCGGACGCGGCAATTGCGCACTCTCTCATCCCTAACGATGTGTGGCATCTAGATTTACGGACTTCATGGCCGGGGGCGGCATCCAAGCAGTTCGACCTAACACTTTGCATCGAAGTAGCCGAACACATCGAAGAGGAATATGTGAACATCTTCGTGGATACGCTGTGTTCGCTTTCCGATACCATCGTGATGACTGCTGCGTCTCCGGGACAAGGTGGCGAACACCACGTAAACGAGCAACCGCAGGAGTATTGGCAAAGCCTGATGGCGCTACGCGGGTTTGGCTTTGACTTCGCCAAGACGACGGCGCTGAAGGAAGGTGTGATGGCCGCGCGGGCTAACGGCTTCCACGTTGCTACGTGGCTACCGGGGAATCTGCAATGTTACCGCAAGGCTACTGCGGCGGGGGCGGCGGAGCCACAGGCGTAGCCTTCATCTGCTGCATCGCAGCCACCACTTCATCGCGGGCTTGCTCGAACGTGCGGTGGTAGTTGCGTCCAGTAGAAGGCTCATACGGCTTCCCATTGGCATTCTTGACGTTGCGGACATGAGCATTGAACTCCGCTTCTGGCATCTGCGCGACGGCATCCGGCGTCATCCCTTTGTCTGTGAAGTATTGCCCAATCTCCAGGTTCTTGCGCGTTGTGTTGGCGCGGAGCATGTTCACTAGGTTCGTTTCGCGATCCAGCGGGGCTGTTTTACCTAGCGGTTGCGAGATCGCTGGCGCTGGCGCTGCCTCTGGCATACCGGGCGGCGGCGTGATTGCTGGGGGAGCGGCGGTCGTCGGTACTGGCTTGGGCGTGGGCGGCTTGCCAGATAGATTATTGTGAGCGTTGATCGCAGCCTGTTGATACTTAGCTGGAGCATTAGAGAACTTCTTATACGATCCTCCCGTAAGCCCAGCCACGATTTCATCTAATGACGGAGCAGTAGATGCCGCCGCAGCAGAAGCCGCTGGCGGCGGAGGAGGTGGGACATCCATTACTCCCGGAACCGTCCCCGATGAACCTAGAAACACCTTTGACGGAGGCGGTCCTTCTATGGGAGTGACAGGTATCTTGGCCGCTGGAGCGGTGGTTCCTAGGTCCGTAGTCAGCACGGGACGCTCTACCCCTGGTCCATGGCCGAATTTAGAACCTACCCCAATTCCAGCAGCACTAGCGATAGCGCGCGATATGGTAGGCGGAACACCAACGGCACGCAGCCCCTTTTCTACCGCCCATTCCGTACCGATACCTCCGCCTACACTCGCGGCTCTCCGTAAGAATCCAGGCGCTCCAGCCGCCATGCCCGTAGCCGTAGCGGGTACGCTTGCGCCTATCATGGATTCGGCAGATGGCACGTAGTCGGAAGCTCCAGCAAGGAAATCGGCAACCTTGCCAGCGGTTGTATCATGACCTACGGTATCAGCGAACGATTTATGGGGACCGGTGCTGGGCATTCCCCACGGAGCTAGCTGTAAACCGGGAGGGGTATACTTGTCTGGGTTGGCATGGAGCGGGTTAGGCACTCCAGGGCCTTTAGATGACGATACTAGAGTTACTTGTGACGGATCGACTGTGATTGCGCTGACCTGCGAAGGATCAACGACCAGAGTATCTGGCATCTAGGGCTCCAGAACTAACTTCCCATCTTTGATGTCCGTGATTTTGTGCTGACGGCCTTGGTACATGACAGAATCGCCAACCTTATAGGCTGATGCACTAGACGGAGGAGGCGAGACGTTACCCACCACTCCGCTCTTGCGCTCATCTTGCAGGACAGTGTTGCGCGTGTCCGTGAGCACATCACGCATGGCTTTCAACTTGTCCTTGATAAGTGGAATCTGATCGGGCATCAACCCACCGGCACGATCCAGATTGGGAACATGCTCAAATGCGCGCTGAATGATGGGATAGGCGCGGGAATTGTTCCCTTTCATCGCCGCTGCTGCGCTGCGCAAGCCTTCAAAACTGAGCTTGGTAAACAGCTCATCGTTGGCCGTATGGAAGCCCATCTTATACTTCAGGTAGTCTGTCCGTAGGCTAGGATCACCCTTCATCTGGTTCAGGATGCGGTCAGCGTCGTCAATCTCACGGAACACGGCATCTACGGATTGAAGATTAGCCTGCCCTGCTGCGCTCAGTTGAACTGGAGAAGGCAGATTTTTATTAGCCGCGTAGGCTTGAACGGCAGTCAATTCCTTGCCTGTCGGCGCAGGTCCACCGCCTACCCAGTCCTGATATTTTCGCCCTATGAGGCTGTTATCGGGAATCCCCGGCCCTTTTGTCTCTTGTGCATTACCGCGAGTTACGGAACCTGCGCCCGCTGCACCAGTCCCCTTTATCCGAGTAGTGGTCTGCGGAAGTTGTCCCGGAATGCTGGTTGTCGATGTAGATGGAAGCATCGCTGGGTTTACTGCTCCAGGAATGTTAGCCCCAGACAATCCACCCGCTGCGTTCTGGAAGAACACGTTGCCAGCAGGCCCAGTCTCCTGATGCGGAGTGGCCATATTAGGGGCGACTATTCCTGGGATGGCTCCCGCAGGACCACGATTGTTAAATAACTCCCTGCCGCCCTGTGCGTTAGTTCCAACTCCCATCACAGGAGGAAGTCCTGGTGAATATTCCATCCCCAACGGACCTAGCCGCTGACGGCTATACCCGGTAGGGTCGAGCGGGACGCCATTGATGTTAGCTTCAGGATCAACTTTTAGGATTTCGCTATTAGGAACTGATCCCGCAATTGCCATGGGCCGCAACTCAGGTGTTATCTGTTTGGCCCCGATGCGAATCTCGCTGCGCTGACGCGGCGTTAGTTTATCCCAAGCACTCTGTCCCTTTTCGTCCTTGTCCGCTTTTAGGTCCGCTATGCGCTGGTCTATCTCAGCGCGAGTAGCCCTAGTCGCAAAAGCTAGTTCTCCTTCTTTAGCCTTCTCCATTGCGGATTGTTGCGCTCCATATTGAGCGCCAAATTTAACAGCATCAATAGCTGCCTGTCTACGAGTAGGGTTGTACGCCAAAGCGTCAGCGCTCAATGGAGTTTTAGCTGCGGCGGCGGCTTGCGGAGGTGCTTCCATCCCCGGAGGAGGAGGTACTGACATCGACTCTGGCGGCGGGGCAATCGCGGACATCGCTTGGCTGGCAGGCTGCGAGGGAGCTACCATTTGCCCCATGACGGCGCTAGGCGGCCCTCCAGCGAACTGCCCATAGTTGTTGCCTCCAGCATCGGGCGGCGGCGGAACCTGCGGAGCCTGTGCGCTAGGGGGGCCCTGTGATGCTAGGCTTTGCGTAGGCGGTGCAGAAGGCGCAGGTTGGCGTCCCTTCGCCGCCTGATTCATCTCCGTCCAGTTTTCGAGGTCGCCCTTGACGCGATCCATCATCTTCGGATTGCGGAAGTCACCCGGCTTCTTGCGTAGAAGATCAACGTAGTTCGCGAGGGCTTGTCGGTTTACTTCTGGATCAGCGTGCGAAGGATCAGTCAGCACGTTGCTATACATATCCAGAATGTTCTTCTGAGCATTCAGGTCAGCATTGTGCTGATCCTGAAGATGCCGACCGATTACGAAGCCAAGTAGGCCACCCATTATCCAAGCCCTGCCGTGAGGCCCTTGGTTAGATCCCCGGCCATATTGGAAGCGAGGTTTTTATTCTGCCCAGTCTCCTCTACATCCTGTCCGCGTCCACCAAGAAGATTATTGAGGGTCATTTGCAGTAGGTTACTGCCAATTCCCTGCTGTCCCATCCCGAAGTTCTGCTGCCCCATACCGAGTTGCCCTAGTTGCTGTGCAGCCTGTGGCCGCAGCGAAGCGATGATGTTCGCATTAGTCTGCGCTTGCTGGAATGGCAATTGACCCATCGCCGAAGCTCTCCCGCCGCCCATCGGAGCGAAGGTGTTCAATGCATTGCGTGAGTTCTGAAACTGCGCATTCGAGGCTTGTAGTTCAGGACTGAGCGCCTGCGCCATCTGTGCCTTGTTGCCAGAGAGGATGTCGCCCCAATAGCCCATAGACTGATTGACGCCGCCAGTCCCAGTGTTGATATACCCCTGTGCATTGTTGAGGATATTCTGGCCCTGCTGCCCAGAGTAGTTTGTCAACGAACGGAGATACTGTTCGAGAGAGTTCTGTCCGCTGCCCGGAGTGACGCCCTGATAGGCAAGCTGTCCGGGAGCGACGGGTTGGCCGCCGTTCATATTAGTCGCGGCGGTGGGGTCGTTCTGCCCAGCGAACCAATTGTTAGGATTGAGGAATCCCATTCGTGACCTCCCTTACCCAGAAATCGCCTAGCCGCTTGAAACCGCCAATCTCTGCAACACGGGCCATTTTCTCTCCCTCTGTAAAGCAATAATAAGACAAACCTTGTTTCTCCGCTAGTGCCTGATCCATGGTATGCAAAAGGCTTAGCATATATACGCGCGGGTTTTCTATCACCAAAGGTTCCAGGTGCAAAGCCGTCTGCAAGAACAACACCGCTACGATCTGGCCGTTGAAATCCTCCGCGACCGCTGCCATGGAAACCTCTTGGCGCGGCACTGACTTGCCTTGGCGCTCCATGATGGGGCCTAGCTTGTACCACTCGGCAGGGGGAAGGATGCGATACGTCATATTCCCTGCCACAAGGCCGTGAGCGTTGAATTGAGAGGATCGACGGTAGAAGTGCCAGCGCCAGCCGCTTCTTTGCGGATGACGAGCGTACAAGTTTCATCTCCAGAGACAGCCGCCACTTGCCACGATTGGTGAATGATGACCTTGCCATCAGTAGCGGAGTTGACTACACCGTAATGCGATGTCTGCGTAGCTCGATTCACTTGCAATGCAAGCCGGAAATCAACAGTATCTCCCGCAATAGTCAATGCTACGGAAGCGGTCAGCGTCCACGTTCCCTGCCGATTGAGTTGCAGCGATACATTGAACCCATTGCCATCATCGGTATCGGTTGGCGGAACAGTCACAGGATCGCCAGTGCCCACAGAAACGAGCGAGGCAGGACCGTAGGCGTCTCGTAGCCCCTGCTGATTGTCGATGATCTGGCGCAGAGCGGTGTCTATCTGAAGGTTCCCAGTAGGGCCGGGGCGATACATGCGCGTCGGCTGGGGTGGTTTCGTCTGCCCTGCGCTCTTGCGGCCTGTCAACTTCTCGAATGGGCTCATGTGCCTTGCTGCTCCAAAGGTTCAGGATAGAGCACTAACGCCTGTGGTGGGGTGGCAGGGACAAGGATACAGAATGGCGGTGGCGGGATCGGGTTGGATACCGTCAGCGGACAGGGAGCGGCAACAACCGCCACAGTCCCTAGTGAATCCGTAACCTGGATGGTATAGGTAACTGCACCTTCAGCATCCGGGGTGCCGCTAACCACGCCCGTAGAGGCGTCTATCGTCATCCAAGACGGGCCCGTAAGTAGAACAAAGGTATCCGGCGGCGTGTCGCCAGTCACTACAGGAGGATCGCTGGTATAGAACACGCCAACTGTGGCCGTGAGCGGAGCGACAGGACAAGCAATAGATATTGCAGGAGCCGAAGAAGCAACGGAGAAGTAGAAATGCTTTAGTGCAAGATTTCGCTGAAACGATGTCCATTTTGTTGAATCTACTTGATAGTAAACGAGGGCATCATTTTCAGCCGAAGGCGAAAGCCCACTGGCTACTAGTGGAGTCGCGAGAGGCAGGAGGGTAGCAGGAGCCTGCCACGTAGCTCCATCATCGGTGCTGGCGGAATAAACTAAACTTCCTTCTGTTGGTCCATCGCCGCTTCCATTGTTTCCATAAGCTGTGGAAGAACACCAGATGAGAAATAGATTCCCGCCAATGTACATTGGGATGGCTGGAGCTTCTTGGGCTTCCGTGAAGCAATAGTTCTGCGTCGTGTTGTCATACTCAATTAAGTTCCATGTCGGGTCTGCTACATTGGCATCGCATACCGCGACAAAGTTAGTATTTGATGGCCCCGGCCTACTAACGGGCAGACCTTGGCTCGTACTTCCACCGACGAACGGAATGACCAAACGCGGAGTGCTAGCACCATTCACATAGTACAAAGGCAATCCGACTGGGCCATAGGTCAGATATAGATGGCAGTTTATGTTTAATGTGGTTGCTACCGTCTGGAAAGTCGCGGGAGTTCCACTATTGTCGCTGATATGATGCAGCCAGAAGTTGTTGGGGGAAGGGGTGTTCTGATCCGCTCCGTCAGAACTAAGCACAAAAGCATCGCTTACTAAGCTGCCACGATTAGTAACAGAAAAACACCCATAGCTGCGGGAGTTTCCAGCTTGCCCAGACATAGCGGTAGGCCCGGTCCATGTAGATACTCCATCCCAGGAGAGCCATGCGCTACGGTTGTACTTCTGTAGAGAAATTGTCTCTGAATCTGTCGGAATGCCAAAGAGAACGGTGCCATTGGATCGCACAGCAACGCCCGCTAGGGTCTTTAGCCAATTACTAGACGGAGACTCTACATCTGCACTGACTGAAATACCCGTGTCAATGCGAGCGCCCATCGTATCCGTGCTCATATCAAACGGATGCAGCCAATAGTGGCCGGGCGTGCGGTCCAGGTCGTTCGTGAATAGGTAAAGAGTATCATTCAGAACGAAAGGAACGTGAATCAACCCAACGAACCATGCGCTACTCACGCCGCCGTCGCCAAAAGTCGTCCAAGTTCCTATGGCATCGCGCTTACAGATGAAAAACGTGTTATTCCCGCTTACCGCTTGATCGTCTACGATCACAAAATAGTGATCGGTGCCATGCTTAAACGGGCCGAGTCGGATACAGCCTTGTTCTCCCGTCGCCCCAAATAGCGAACTTAGTTGTTCGGGAGTGCCGATAGTTAAAGTAGGCATTACGTTCCCACCTGTTCCACTGGTTCATTCAGCAGCAATAGCGGCGGCGTATATCCCGGCACTGGCACGATCTCGCACATTGCAGGAGGCCCCGGAGGGGACGCACCCGTGACTGTGAAGGAGCAATTCGCCGGGGCCGTGTCCGCAGCGGCATCCGTCACGTTGGCTGTGTAGTTGAAAATGCCGTTGGTCGTCGGCGTCCCCGTGATCGCTCCCGTTGCAGAGTTGAGCGACAAGCCCGGAGGGATCGAGCCAGAGACGATGGAATAAGAGTAAGGCGCGGTCCCATTCGATGCGATCAAGGAACCGGAGTATGCTATCCCAACCGTCGCCGTGCCCGTCAGGGGGCAAGCAAGCGCTAGCGCGCTAGGAGCGCCCGAACTGACCGTGATCCCGCAAGGCGCGGACGCAGAATTGCCGATGCTATCCACTACTCGCGCCGTATAGGAGAACGGCCCAGCTATGGTAGGAGTACCGCTAATAAGACCGGTGGAAGCGTTCAGACTTAAACCCGTAGGCAAAGCCCCTGCGCTGATCGAGAACGTGTACGGCGGCGTCCCGCTGCCCGCTACGAGGCTATGGGAGTAAGGCACTCCATCCGTAGCCGCATTTCCTCCGATGGGGCAGGATAGGGTGGGGTTGGCTGGGAACACGCCACCAGATACAGGCATCAAGATGGGAGTGTTCGCCGTGAGCCCGTTTGCATCCGTAACACGCGCAATGAAAGGGTAGGACCCGCCGAGCGTTGGGATGCCGCTAATCACTCCGGTCGTCGGATTTAATGCCAATCCAGGCGGCAAAGTCCCGGAGAACATGGAGAAAAGATAAGGCGGCGTCCCCTGCGAAGCTAGGAGCGGGCTGCTGTAACTCACCCCTACTGCTGGACTCCCTATCACGAATGTAAGCGACGGCGGAATTAGAACATTCCCGGCGACAACAGCGGTTGGGATCGTATTCGCAGAAGCGTCGCTGGCGATTACATTGATGAGAGTGATGGGGATCGTTCCGCTCGTAGGACTGGCTACTACCGTGAATGTGGGAACCAGCAGAAACCCGTCCGGGATGACGTTAACGTTTACTCCAGAGACAATGCAAAGGTCCCCGCTTCTGCTCAGCGTCTTCGATGCAGAAGTACCAGCCCCGCCAATCGTCGCCCCAGTTAGTGTAATATTTGCGCCGTAACTGAAGGTGCACTGAACGGCAGTGGGTAACGCTCCGCCTGTCGAGGCCACGGACACCGTAAGTGTAACCATCCCTCCCGGAATAGTTACGAAGGAGGATACGGTGAGAGTGACAAGGGCAGCCATTTAAATGCGGGCACCGTTGATTCTGGTCAGGTCCCCAAAAGGCTGTTTGTAGAGATAGGGGCCTTGGCTGCCCCAAGGCTTCGTGCCCACGCTCATGTCCTTCTGCATAACTCGGAATCCAGCGGGGGACGTGGCGGAATACTTCACGGCCAATCCCTTCATCGGCTGCGTTACTAGATACACTTTCTGATAGGCTCCCGCTGTTGATGCAAAAGTGTAGGAATAGGGAGACTGATTATTGCCATTCACAGTACAGGCCAGTGTCACCACATCGGTAGAAACGATTGGCAGATATAAGTCCCTGTGATGGAACCATGAGTCATAATCAAACGTAGTCTCTTGCGTCGTCCATGTAGTCACCAGTTCTGGCGCAGGCTCGAAAATCCACTCGATCCCCTCGATTCTCCAGAAATTAGCATCGGATGGAGCGAAGCGAACCAAGTGACTGATGAACGGCGTATTGAACGAGTACGCAATAGTCTGCTCTCCATTGTGGATAACAGTGGAAGGAGTGAAAGCATGCGCCGTATTATTGTCATCCAGCACTAGAACATTTCGCACTACGTTCAGTGTGTCAGCGCGGAGTTTAAACCCCTGAATGAACTTCGCGCCCATGTATCCGCAGTCTGTCTTGTCAGTAGCGCGGAGCGCAGTGAGTTCAGGCTTGGGAACCCAGGTAGGCGTCCAGGTATAGAAGATCGGCTGGCCCGCAGAGCTAGTCCAGATGATGTAGAGCCCCATATTATAGGCATACTGACCGCGTCCGGAATTGATATCGCCCAATATCCGATGTCGGCCCGTGAAGCTGGTACTGCCAGTTGCCAGAGAACTCAGCGATGAGAAGTTGTCAAATCCTACCCGGATGTCGATCTCGTTGCACTTGGAGTCAAGGTCAATCTCTACGTCGCCCCATAGTTTGCGGGGACGGGGATCTCCCGTGTCCTGCGAGCCCGTCCTGATATGGCCATCGATGGGATTGCCAAAATCGGTATCGACGCCAAAAGTAGTCTCGCCATAGGTAGCAAGAAAGCCTGTCGTGACACCCAGCAGCATGCGAGTGCTGGAGATGCTAGGTGTTGTGGTATCTTCCACCGTCTCGAAGTAGCGGCAGGTCACCTCTGGCGTATAGGTATCCCGTGAAATCCAGCCAACGAAGCGGCCACTGGGGACATCGAAATTGCCCACCATCGTCCGATAATGCCCGGATTGGTCGATGTAGTTGAAGTAGAGGAACCCATCGCCGTACTCCAGACGCATCTTGTCAGGCTGCTTGAAATCAGGGCGCGAAATCGGAGAGTCATCAATACCATCAATGAACGGGAAATGGGCTTCCCCGTCCTCCAGGCCGCTCGATTCATGCGGGAAGAATGGATACAGATCCTCATCCGTCAGCGACGTAGGAGATCCGCCAGCCGTCAAATAGATGCCGTCCTTGGCAATGAACGCCATGCCCCACGGGGTAACGCAAAGTCCCCAGCGGGCGAATAGTCCGCGAGAGTTAGGAATCTCCAAGGCGCTGAAGTCTGACACTTGCCCCAGCGTTGGATAGAGCGCGAACATGCGATTGGTTGAGAAAACGAACGGATTGCCGTTATAGAGCACGCCATTCATTAGCGGTTCAGACGCGCTGGTGATGTCGAGCACATTCGCACCGGGATGCGATTCAGGGTTATTCCCCTTCGTCCAATAGATCGCTCCAGGGCGCAGCGCATCCCCGCAAGCGAACACGAAGATGCCCGTCAAGCCACCGCCGAAGGGTCCCCACATGCAGGGCAATGGCTGGTGCATGATCTCCGGCGTGGTCATCACAAATTGACCGCCTGTGATCGCAGCAGGAGGATCTTCCAGTAACTCCACAGTAGTAGTAGAAGTGGGAGAAGCGTAAAACGTATAATTAGTGCCGTTTATAGCGATCTGATTCCCTAGTGGGTAGAATGGATTGTCTCCGACCGCATCATAGGCTCTCAGCGTATCTCCCGCCGTAACCGTCAAAATTCCCCCTAGTCCCGGCCCAGGGGCAGTCACATTACAAGTTCCTACCTTGCTGGTATCGACACTCAGCCACGGTTGGTTATCGTTGAACTCCGCGACAGGGTTAGATGCTATGTCCAGATCAGCGAAGATGTCTATGAGCGTGAATCCAGAGACGTTGCCGATGGTCCCAATATAGGTCCATACAGGCAGAGAACCGCCATAGCGGTAAACATCGAGCCACCGTACTTGTGGGTCAGGATGCGCCGAAGGAACGGTCACGGTGATACTGGAGGGCGGGGTGCCAGAGCCAGCAGCCGATGACGGGGATAGCCCGTTAACGTCCCGGATAGGAGGTCCAAGGTTCGAGACTGCCCCCGTGTTCACCTGTGTATCACAACGCGCACGGAAACGGTAGACGTAAGGCAGGTTCGTCGTCCCGATATCAGGACCGCCCGTTAGAGGCGCGTTGATCGTTGCGGTGGGCGCGAAGTTCGGAGGCGCTACGCCCATATGCCAGTTGGTATCCGCCGAAGAAACCTTGCGCGTTTTATTAAAGTCGCCAACAAAGGCCCATGGGCGCGGGCTAAAGTCCGATCCAGCCACCACAAAGGTCATCGGGTTCCCAGAATAGCCACTGTCGATGACGACGAAGAACCCCGGAGGCGTGGCAGCAGCAGCAAAGGTCAGGCTAGTGGAGATGCCCATCATGCGGCTGTGCGCCTGGAAAGAACCAGGGAAGGCTGTCGGATCAGGGATCGGGTCGTTCCAGGAGAAGATGGAATGGACGTTATTGACTACGGGCGCGTTGGTCGATTCCGGCTGGATTCCTTGGCGCGACTGAATCCTATTCGTCCCATAGCGACGTGTGTTGTAGAGCAAGCGGGCGCGCTTCTCCGGCAGGCGGTCAACCGGGGATGCCAGATTCATGCCTACAAAATCGAACAGGAACGAATTGCGTTGGAAATCTGCCATTTAATAAGCCGTGGCGCTAAAGACAATCGTATCGCTGGTTGATGCGTTGCCCTTTATGGAACAGGTTGTGGTGCTTGTCGCGCTCTGGAATAAATCTATGCCTGTTGTAATATCACTCCCATGACAAGCCCACCCATTCGGTGCCGTATAACCAGTTGCCCCATTCATCGTGATTACAAAAGTGCATGGAGTAGCCCCAGTCCCGACTGTGAAACTGCCAGCAAATGATCCTCCCGTTATAGCTCCTGCTGATCCGCAGCCAGATACCGTGAATGTAGTCCCGGATGCTACCACGGCTGAAGGCTTAATCCCACGGCTCGTTACCGCAATGCCAGAATCAGTGAGCGTGCAGGTAGTTGAAGCTGTGGTGCAGGTAAGAAGGTCTGTGGTTGTGGGTACGGTTGCGAACCCCTTTATGGTGTTCGTGGTCGTCGCCCCACTTTGCCAGATCGTATGAGCATTGGCCGCAACGTTTGCCGTCTGGATCGTGCCCGCCACGCTGTTATCTGTACCGAGAGTCAATACCCCAGCCGATAGCGAGGCTCCGCTGTCAGTAAGGGTACAGATAATCCCAGACGATGTGCATGTGACGACATCGGTAGTGACAGGGACCACCGCGAAACCCTTGATGGTATTGCTAGTTGTAGCGGCGCTTTGCCAGTTGGTATGGGCATTGGCCGCAACGTTAGAAGCCACAAAACTGCCAGCAACGCTATTGTCCGTTCCCGAAACAAACGGCTCGGCGGTAGAAACAGTTGTGCCGTTGTCGGTGATGCTCGAATTTGTATAGCCCGTGGTGCCAACCCCCTTCGGCAGAACGTTAGCCGTCAGCGACGAAATCTGAGAGAAGATCGCGCAATTAAGCCCCGATGCCTGCCCGGAGTCAGCGACGTAGCTATAACCGTCCGTACACTTGGCGAAGCGGATGTTATTCGTTCCGTTGTGAACGATGATATCGCCCTTGGTGGTGAGCGGAGACAGGTTATTGAATCCCGTGGTCTGCGTTGATCCGTTCGTGCCGCCATTAGCGAGGGGGAGTACCCCGGTTACGCCCGTTGTGAGCGGCAAACCAGTAGCGCTGGTGAGAACGAGAGCCGTAGGCGTTCCGAGGGCCGGAGTTACCAGCGTCGGGGAAGTGCTATAGACGATACCCCCCGTACCCGTGGCTCCAGTGCTCGTTACTCCCTCGAAAGTGGTATGCCCTGTAACTGCTAGAGTGCCAGCCAGAGACATATTACCCGCCGCACTGAGGGTGGACGTGGCAGATGGCGTCTGGATGGTCGTAGTCCCGCCTCCCGTGACGATAGCGGTACTAGTTAAAGTTCCTGCGCCTACAACCGTTACGGTCCCCGCAGCAGTGGCGCTAGGTACGAAGAACTCAGTTACGAAGGGCGATGGGATGCCGCCGCCAGAGCGCGTTACCGCGTACTCTCCCGCTGCGGCGTAGAAGGTCCACTGCCCCGTGGTCGAACTCGCTGTGAAAGGGTTGCCTAAGACGGTTCCTGTGGAGTCCGAATAGATCGTGGCGATGCTACCCATCGTGTCGCGCACAGTGACAGTGCAGCCCTTGTAGGAACGCTGCGTAAACGTGGTGGACGATACGCCGTTAGTGACAGTGACTTGTCCCCCAAGTTCGCACCAGCCCGACACAGGCGCATAGGTTTGCGCGAAACACGGAATCGCCAGCAAAAACAGTAGTTTCTTCATCGAAGCGCCCCCAACTGCATTGGAATTTCCTTCTTCTGCCGCTGCCCCCGGTCCATCAGCGATTGGTGATTGGATGTCTGTGCGCGAGTACGATCCCGGTAGATTCCAGCCATTCGCATGAACCGCTCATGTTCCGCCACGGTTGCCAAGAACTCCTCCCCGCCCTGCTTGAACGCCGCTATGTGCTGCGATTCGTCAATGATCGCGTCCTGAATATCGCGGCTGAGCACCAAGGCCGTCGAGGTCAGCGCGGGGACTGGCGTGTTCTGCACGATGTCCAGCGTCATCGAATAGACGCCATCAGGCGGCGGCGACAGCACCAGCATATTCATGCCTGCCATTGCCACGGAATCAGGTTGTCCCGGAGCGTTCTGCCATGTGGGGCTGAGTGTATCCAACTCATATAGCGTAGTAACCTGCAACGGAACGTTATTCAGCCGCGCATCGAGCACCGTAGGAGCTTCTTTGGCGATCTGAATACCTTCCTGCCAGCGCTTCTCGCAATACTGCGCCCTCAGTGGATCAGCCGCAGGCCCCGACATCCCCAGCAAGTCAGCTAGAGCGCCCCACTTGACCACCCATGCGTAATCGTCCGGGATGCCCATGCTGACGCCTGTCGTTGGGTCTAGTGTTGCGCCAGCGCTCACTACGATCAGATTGAGAGTACCTGTGTCCTGCGGCGGCGCTGCAAGCTGGATCGTGAACGGCGGAACAACACTGACACTATAGACAGAAGGCGTGCCAGCAGTCCCCGGCCAGTTCTGCAAGAGCGTGTCCATCGCCCACTCATCTTCGCGCCAGAGCGGGTAGTAGTAGTTCCCCTGCGTCTGCCAAGCCAAACGGCGCACGTCGATCACGGAACTGCTGATAGCCACACGCCCAGCGAAGGGAGGCGCTACGTTCTGCGTGTAGTTTGTCAGCACCGCGCCCGTTTCCACTAGGAACTGGTTGCGGCGGCGCTCCAGCGCGTTTACAACGTCATCTAGGGTGAACTGAGTGGTTCCAGTCCATGCGGTGTAGGTTGCAGGCTCCAGCAGAGAGTATTCGATAGACGCGACTAGCTGTTGGTCGGTGACGGTATAGCCGAGATCGGCGGCGGTGCCAACGGTCGATGAGAGGTCGTAGAATGCTTGGTTGGCTACGGTGTTGAAGGTGACGCGATTCCGCCAATAGCGTGCGCCTGCATTCCAGGTTCGCAACGCCTCAACCACATTTGCGTTGATCTCAGCCGTAGTCCAAAACGACATTTACCACCAATCCGGTTCCAGAGCGATGTCAACGCAAGGGAGGCAAATATAAACTGTCCCAAATTTCCCCTCACATTTACCCGTTTCTTTATAGACCCGCGTACCGGGAGGAATTTCATGCTGCCCTCCCGCCACAACGCCAAAGCATGTGTGTGCGCTTCGCGTAACTACCAGTGCCGTCTTGCGGCATTCGACTTCCGCAGGGAAATCGTCTCCCGCTCCCGGATCATAGGATAGATATTGAGCATCCGTATGGGATGGCGCTGCATCTTTCCGTTTTGGCATTATGGGTCACTCAGTCTCGCTTGTGTCTGCGCCGTGAAGTAGTCAATCGTTGACGTGGTAGTAGGCGTAAACGATGGAGTTGGCTGCGTCACTGTCGCATTATCCGCCACCACGCCCAAACGACTTTGAGTCGCCGTTGTGAGCGTGGCAACGGTCATATCAGGCAGTACAGGAGGCGGCAACTAGTCACCTTCCGGCTTGTCGTAAAACTTCTCAGGAACAGCGTTGGGGCTCGGCGTGCGCGTCGGCAAATTGCCGCTGCCATTGCCATCTCCATCGTAACTACCAGAGCCACCCTTATAGCTCGAAGGGGGCTTCGGATAAGACTCGGCAGGGCCTTTCACGAAATCAGACATTATGGTTCTCCTTTATGCGCTAAAATAAGAAGGATCGCAGCGGGTGTCAGCCCGCCACGATCCAGACACAGCGCCTATAGAGGAGGCACCATGCCGAAATACCATCGTAGAACAATTCCAGAAATCTCGAAGAGCCTTGCGGATCACTTTTGGAGCAAGGTTGATATACGCAGTCCTAGAGAATGCTGGATTTGGAAGACTGGCAAATTCCCAAGAGGATATGGGGCTTTCGCCATAGGATACAGCCAATTCCCCGCATCTCGCATTGCATTTGTTCTCCAGTATGGAGCATGGGCTATTCCTGGGAATATATTTGTTCTTCATCGCTGCGATAATCCTCCTTGCTGCAACCCAGATCACTTGTTTCTGGGGACTGTCAAGGAAAACGCCGAAGACTGCTTCAAGAAAGGAAGAAATGTTCGCGGGGTCAATCATCCGCTTGCTAAACTCTCTGAAGCGCAAGTAAGAGAAATCCGCACAGCCCTTGATGGCGGGGAATTTACTCAGGCATTTCTTGCCCAGCAGTACGGAGTGGACCCTGCGCTCATTGGTCGTATTTTCCATCGTCGTTCGTGGTCCCATGTCAAATAGAATGGTCCTGTAAAAATTTGGCATCCCACCATGGAGAAAAGGCCATGTTGGTAGCATAGGAAACCATATTTTCCATCGTGTTGTCGTCGTTCTTCTCTAACTCACCGATCATCATTTCGCACTTCCGTTCAATGCGATCCGACAGATTCAGATCGTAGTACGGGTTCGGCGCGTCCACGCTCGGGCCCGGCCACCGTGCGGCCATCGCAAGCGCCATGTCAAGCAGGACATCTTGGCGGATATAACGCGGGATGACAGCGCCCAATTCGTCAATGTCCTGACATACCGCCTCGTAGAGATACGGATAAACATAATTGGAAAGATTATGCGGCCACAGTTCAAAGCGCGGCACTCCTACGGTATTGACCACAAACGCCTGAATGATGAAAGTATCGCCGTTTATATACGTCCCCGCAGGAAAAAAAATTTGGACGCCATCAGACAAATCGAGCGGGTTGCTATCCGTAGTAACGCCTGTAGTGAATCCACCCGCGTCTTTCTCCCATTCAAAAGTAGCTGTGCCGCTGGGGCCACCCGAGGTGATGATGACCGTAAAAATAGAATTGGCGGCTCCGGTGTAATTGGCGCTCCCAGCGATCAATGGAGCAGCCCCGGAGCCAATAATCTGTACTGGATTGCGAATCGTCCCAACTGCGTTCGTGGTGTAGTCGAGCGAAGCGACAACGTAAGCCTGCCCCGTATTCGCCCGCTGCGCATCCCAAGAGTTCAATTCCTGCTGCTGAGTGTTGAGCCTCAACTGCCAGGAATAGTTCGGGTCCCACAGACTGATGAACGAACGGAAATCATTCGGCGGCGTGACGTAAGCCTGATAAATCTGGTAACCGATCCCCGCTGTGGTCTGTCCACCATACGGCAGTTCTAATTGCAGCGAAGTGGCGGAATTAACAAGCGAGATGGTATAGATCGGGGTTGAAACGCTAACGCGGAACTGACGCCCCACCATGGAAGAATCCCATGTTGTGCCAGAGCCTATGACGGTAGCGCTGTTCTGGGTGACAATGACAGTCCCGGTATTGTAGACGACCGGGAGAATGAACTGATTGTACTTAACGAGCCAAGACCATGTTCGACGCTCCGCTATGCGGCGGAAGGCATCGGAGGTCCAGCGCTGGCACAGGAGTGCCCCCGCAGATGGACACTGCGAGAGCACTCTGTTCCAGACAGCCTGATAGGTGGTGGTCGCCACGCACCTAGTTACCCATGACGCATATCTGTGCTGCGGTAGCAGTCCCCGTGAAGGTAATCACATTCCCGCTGCTGCTCATATTGGTCAAGCCAGCGGGATTGCTGCTATCCACAAAGTAAATCTGCGTCATCCCAGGAACCGTCAAGGTATCTCCAGTCGTTACAACCGTTATGTTGTAAAACTGGACCTTGAAGTTCCCGGCAACTTTGGGGTCGATAGGCGGATTGTTTTGCGTTACGGCTGCCATTGATTCTCCTTATGGGATACCAGCGATGCTGAGATCCGCCGTACAGGTGCTACCTGATGTTGCAACGCGGCAGACGCCCAGAACTTGCGCTGGAGGAGCCGTATTGATCGCCACGCCAAGGGTTTGAGCCGCAGTCGTAGAAGTGTCGCAGACAAGCAACATACCAGCCGTTGCCGATCCCGCTTCCTTCACTGTAATCGCCCGTCCTTGCTGGAGAACGAAACAGTAATTGCCCGCCGTAACCGCATTGCGGAAAACGCCCGCCACGTTGTTACGGAAGGAACTCGCAGTTTGGCTTAGAAGCGCATTCGCCGAGTCATTGGTGACGATGTACTGCGAGCGGTCATGCCAGTAAGCCAATTGGTTCGCGGCCACGACTCCGGTAGCGGTGGAGGCCGTAGCGCCCGAATCCAACTGGACGAACTGATACTCGCGGTCATTGACATCGATGGATTGGCCGATCTGCCCATCGAAATAGGCAGAGGCCACATTCACGGTATCCGGGTTGCCGGAGATCACGTATTGAGTTTGTACACGATTTGCGTTTGGCATTGTAGTGGTCTCCTCTCCTTAGCCCGTGATTTGATACAACTGCTGGTGGTAACGCGGAGCCCAAGTAACCGCGCCAGCAAAAAGCACCTGACCCGCGATCTTGGTATTGCCCTGCGCAGGCTTGAACCCAGTGAACCCAAAGCCATACTCCGGGTCATCGGAGATGTAGAAGTTCATGTAGGGCTTGTTGCCGTTAATCCAGAACAGCGTCTCGTTGTACGAGCCAGCAGCCGGATAGCCGCCTACCGGAGTCGGATAAGCAGTAAGCGCTCCACCCGACATGGTTTTGATGAACTGGACAGCTACCGGATCGGCGGTTCCGCTCGAACCGTAGAGGTAAGCACCAGGAGCGTAACGGGACTTGATGATCGTCGCGCTGTTGAACTTCAGGCCGTTGAAGCCAATCTTCGGGTCCTGAGTGTCATTGAAGCGCTGCTGGGTCTGGAACTTCTCCTTGATGAAGGAGTAGCCGAACTGAGTAGTACAGCCAAGATTCGGTTCTTTCGTCCCGAAGCTGGCCGCCCCGTAGGTGTTTTCGAGCGTGTTGTACTGGATTGTACCGTTCACGTTCGTCGGCACCGAGTTCAGCGTGGTTCCTACCGAACCGCCACGGGTGATCGCCCCGTAAGTGGTATACGCCACGTTATTCCAAGAAACGGTGGACCCGTCATTCAGCGCTTCCGGGAGTCCATCAAAGTTCTTGGTGTAGTTGGCATTGAGCCCCGGCAGGTACATCGCGATTTCGAGGTAAGCGCCCATCGTCGCATACGCATTTTCCATGCGTGACTTGACGAGGGAGAAGATCATGTTCGGTCCCTTGTTGATGACCTGAACATCTTCCTTCGCCATCGTGATGTTGACCTCGAAGAACTTGGGATTGAACTGCAATTCCTGTTCTACTTGAGGCTCAGTGATGTCAAATTCTTGACCTTTGGCGTAAGGGCCGCCGATCAGCCCGTTATACCAAAAGTTCTCGCCGATAAACCGCCCACCCGTATAGGTTTCCCGTGCGGTCGTCTTGGCATAAGCAGCCAAGGGACCTTCCTGGAAAACCATGTCGATGAGCTTTGGAGTTTCGCGGACGAAGCGTTTAGTTGCGACTGTTATCTGGTCTAAATCAGCCATGATGTTGTCTCCAGACCCCAGCCGCTAGGACAGGGATCTTCAGCTTGCCTTCTCCTGATAGTTGTTGAACGCCTCCAAGAATGCTTCCTTGGAATTGCGGTCTTGCTGAAGTTCGGATACGGGTTGATCGGGCTTCTCGGATCGGTCGAAGAATGGATGCGCTTCTTTGGGGCGCGTATTGATCGGCAACTGGTGCTTAGAAAGAGCATCGCGTGCTCCCTCTTCGCGGGCTGCCTTCAACTTCGCGTCAAACTCGGCGTTCCGCTGTTCGTCCACCTTGGGAGCTACGAACTCCTTGTAGGCTTGGCGCAACGGCAAACCGCTCTTGATCGCATACGCCTCCAGGGCGTCCACGTCCACAGGCTCTTTAAACCTCTGGAAGTGATCCATGGTCACGTAAGCTATATCTTTCGACAGGTTTACGTAAGCCTGATCCTTCTGGGCGCTGTTCGCCTTCAGGATCTCCTCAACTTGGTCCTTGGTTAGCCCGGTGGCTTCGGCTGCACGCCGAACGTCCCCCGCGCCGTCGATAGCTCCGTAGGTTTGCTGGTACGCCTGCAACTGCTGGGTCAGCGTGCCGAATTGATCGAACGCTGGCTTGGCGGTCTTGGAATACCAATCACGAACCGAAGCGGCTTCCTGCTCCGCCTTGGTCGCACGCCCCTCCCATTCACCCTTCATTCGGTCGAGTGTCGAGTGGTGAGTCGGCGTTTCTACGAACCCATCTTTAAATGCTTTCGCAACAGTGTCATCGCCCAGAGCTTCGCTGATGGCTTTCATCTTCTCTTCAGAGACGCCAGCCTTCTTCGCTAACTCCTGCCAGTACTGTTTTAGGTCTGCCATATTTTTGTGCTCTCATTCCCCAGAACCCTGCCTTGATTGCCCAGGCTCCTAGAAAGTCGATCAACTACATACCCGGTCCAGGCGGAGGTCCGCCGGGAGGGGGAGGGGGAGCCATTGGCATTCCACCACCACCCGGAGGGCCTGCTGCTGCCGGAACTTGCATCGGATTCCCGCCTGTCATAGCCTGCGGCACCGCCTGACGGACAAATGCCACCACCTGACCCAGCGGGTCTTGTAAAGCCGGAAACCCTTGAACGAGGAGTTGCGCCCCTTTTTCCATCAACTGCAACCCCTGGAGAGCCATGATCTGCGGATTGCCCGCGTCGGCTCCTAACCCCTTCGGCTGCTGATCCATTAACGTAGACTTTCGCCCCCCGCCGCCAGTAGGCAGAGGAGGCGGACCATCCAAACTCGTATGGCGGTCGTCCTGCGCAGGACCAGCAACTTCTAATGCCAACTTATTTCCCTTTGCACGCTACGGACTTGACTTGGGTGGCGGGGCCGACAACCATACCCTTTTTCGAGCCCTTACCCATAGACTTCATGCCGCCTGATTTCTTTTTCACGTTTTTGCTCCTGACATAGATGGTTTTGGAATGGATGCGCCCGCTTTCCTCGCTTTGGAAAGAAGGATGGCAACTCTTTGCTTGGATGCTCGACCGGGGCCGTACTTCGCGGCGGTCTTGCCGAGGATGGCGGGAGGGTTCTTTTTGATTTCCGTCCCGACTTCGTTCAGGACACCTTCGTTGTCTTCGGTGGGGGCCATGCGTGCCATTACTTGTGCATCCTTCCCAGCGTCTTCGCTAGATCCGCCCTGCGGCGCAACGTCGGATTCTTGCTTTTCTCAGCTTTTTCCAATTTGGCCTGTGGAATCTTCTTCCCTTGCGGAACTCCCAACTCCTTATGGAGCGCTCCCGGATGCTTAATAGCGCCCTTGATCCAATTCGCCATAAATCGAACCTCCACAAAATGTTGTGGTTATTAGAACGGTACACCACTACCAGTAGTGTGTCAAGAACAGGCGCACCTTATTCCACCAGCGGATAAGCAGAGGTTCTTGGATTATGGCTGGAGGTGGAATAGGCGCGGCGGCTCGGGGAGCCCGCTTGTAAAACATGTTGTGCGCCATCCGATACCGATTCATCATCGGATGCCGTAGATAAACTGGAGCCCGTCCCCGCTATTGGCGGCATCCACCCACATTTCCCCTAGGTCGTACATGGCGATATCAGCCACAGGCCAAGTAACATAGGCGTCTCCCGGCAAAATGACGACGCCTCTGGTGGCACTAACGGTTTTGCCCCCTAGGTAGACGCCCCCTTGATTTGTGGCGAATGGCTGGAAGGTGATCCAATTCGCCATCGTTTGCACGGACGCAACTCTCTGCCGTGTGCCCGCCGCTGCTACTGTTACGTTCCCGTCGTAGACCATAATGCGCCTCTCAACAAATCAGCGTTATACGCAATTTTTGATTGTTCGTCCCCAGGAACCAAAACTCATCGGCATTGCTGATAACCGCCTGGAAAGCCCCGATGATAACAGAGGCGTCAAGCGTGGCTGTGTTTGGCGTGATCGTTCCTGCGTAGGAACTCGTTGTTAGCCCCGTCAGGCCGAAGTACGCGATAGCATTGCCGATGTCGCTCTCAATGCGCATGTAATAGAACGGCGTGCGCGTGGTCGTGCATTGGACTGGCGTGCTGGTGCCAGCGAGGGTAATTGTTAACTGAATCAGTGCCATTTAGCTTGACTCCTTCATCACTAGCCGGGGCGCTTCTCCCCCTGATGCCTTGCGCCCAGCGCTTGAAATATTCATACCCAGGCCCATTTGCTGTTCTGCCTGAAGCCTCTCCGAGATAGTTCCGGCAGGCGCTTCCCCAACGTTCGGAATCCCCAATTTTTCCAATAAGGTCCAGTGGTCGAGAAGTCCAGCACGCGACAACTGCAAGTACATCATCTTCTCTTCCATCTCCGACGCCGATAGCAGAGATCCCGGAGCAATGTGGTACGTGAAACGTCGCAGGTATTCGCGGGACCGTTCATAGCGGGGCATGGGCCCGCGCAATAGCGCATCGGGAGAAACCACGCCGCGTTCGTCAAAATCTTCGTCGTGGACGAAATCGGGGATCATACTGCCCGGATCGAAGTCGAAATCCTCGAATGTGGCTCCATCGGGACCCAGAATTGTCAGACGCTTCGGAAGATCGTAGAACTGTGCGAAGTTGTAGGCCGTCATCATGCCGAACTCGCGCATAACGGCTTCTATGGCTCGCGAACGACCGCGAACGCTGGGGGACATCGCTTCCATCACCTTTTCGATAGTCCCTGCGCTCGGCATCTGATTCAGCCGCATCATCTGGCTGAGATCGCGGACGCCAGAGAGCATGTCCATCTCGTTCGAATCAAGCTCCAACGACTTGAAAATGGTGTCCGGAAGAGGATTCGGGTAGACAATCTGAATACCTTTGCCCATCATCGGGTTTTGCTGGAGCTTCAGGCCCGATTTGCGGGTGTCGATGCGGTCCATCGCCTGCCGGGACGTGCTGTTTTTGTCCGCGATGAGGTCAGGTCGAGCCATTTTCTCAGTCCAGTCGTCAATGACACGCAATTTCTTGTCATACGACTTCTGGAGCGGCAAAAGATCCCACAGAGGCGCTTTCCCTAGCCAAGTCCACGGCCAATCGTCCAAAGTCAGCTTACAAACAGGGAAAAGGCCATGCCAGTAGATGCTAGGACCGTCGTAGAGCACTGCATCGGAGGTAAAAACGATGCAGCGCTTGCGGGGATAGAGCAATTCACCCTTATGGACGATGTAGGACCAGTTGGTTTTGGGCTCTCCGCGCTCATTCGTTTCGCCCATGACGCGCGGGGTTGTGCCTTCGTGCCGCCGCGTGTCCGTAATGTACATTTCGTACAGGTCCACGGTGGGGATGCGCGGCAATTCTTTGGCTGGCTTGTCGTCGCCGAACAAACGGGCGCGGAAAGGGCTCGACATCGCCTCAAAAACGCGGCCAGCGCGGGTATTTTTTAAACCCGTGATCGCGGAACCGTCCCGATCCGCGTGAATACGGTTCTTTTTGCTAGGGTAGAGGCCGCGAACGTAGTTTACGCTGCGGGAGCGCCGGATGATGACGCCCATTGCCGTCTGGATGGTGGAATTATCGGCTGGACGGATAGGGATGACATCGCGGGGATCTTCGGCGGAAAGGTCCAAATCCTCCGTGTCTTCGTTGTAAAACGGGTGAATCCAGCCCGTGCCACCGACTAGATAGTATTTGATCCCCTCCGCAAAGCGCATGTCGATCTGGCGCTGGGTGTACCATGCGCTCGATAGCTTGCCGAAGATTTCCGCGTTCTTCTCAAAGCGCTTGTTGTAGGTTCGGAACTCCCAGAAGGGCTTAACGTCCGTCATTAACGCTGCAAGGTCGTTGGCGATCTTGCCGATGTGATTGGAGGTGGTGGTTGAGAGCGTAGAGGACCGCATTTCGCGGCCTTTGCCCATAATGGCGGCTATGCACTCATCAATGCGGTCGTAACCCTCTTGAGCCTTGAGAAACGCTGATCCTTCCTCCAGGGCTTCTGTAGCCCATTCGAGGATGCGAAATTCGTTCGATTCGTCCGTAGTGGAAGGGATCGGCGGTTGATAGGCCACTACTTATCCTCATGGCCGCGACCACTGCCACGGTCAAACCAAGCGCGTTCGCTGCGGGTGCCTGTGGCCTTCTCGATTTTCTCCAGTGAGCGGAGATTACGCGCCTCGAATCGCTCATAGCCCATACGGGCATAGCGTTCCGGGATCGGCACGTCATTACGCGCGGTGAATTTGATGTCACCGCTTCCCGGATGACGCCAAACCACCGCCGCCTCGGAGGGATGACAAGGGAGCCCGGTATCGGGAGCCTTCCCTCTAAGGTCAATGGCTTTTGTCTGGATTTCGGCGATATGGCCCCGGTCGAGGTCCCAATGGATCACCTTCTTTCCCAGTAAGTGACTGTTGGTCTGGGCATCGCCCACAATCTCAAACCCGCACTCGCATTGTGCAACGAATGGCATTAGCGAAGCCTCATATTGGACCAAGCCAAAACGTATTCGTTGTCGAGGAATAGTTGACACAGGGCATCATAGGACCAGTTATCTGGCAGGGGCGTTGATTCCTGTCCCGTTAGAATGTATCTCGCAAGAGCGCTTTTCAGCCCATAAAGACTTCCAAAATGTTCGATTGCGTTATTTGAGCTTAACTGATTTTGAAACCACCAATTAAGAGCATCTTGTAGGCTTGGATTTGTAGAGGTCATCGCATCCCCGCCGCCGCTTCCGCCCACTCATTGACGCAATCCGTGAGGTAAGTACCAAAGTCCCGGCTATGGTCGAAGTGCCTCGTACGCAAGCGTTCCAGAACTTCAGGCCGGATCGTCATGCTGATGCCGTTGACCTTCACAGTCAGGAAACGGCGGATGATTTCGAGCACTTCGCCGGGGCCGTTGATATTGCGGCCCAGCATGGTTTCGAGGTTGCGGCGCTGTGTGTCGGTGAAGTAGAGCGGCTTCGTAGCGTTGTAATCGACGCACTCAGAGAGGCGATTCGCCAGCAGTTCTTCGAGTTCGACGCCGTAGGTTTCCGACTCTTCGCGGTACTTCTTGAGCACTGCGTCGGAGAGGTCCAAGCGCAGCAAGATACTGGGAGCGGGCGTAGTGGCTGCCATTAGAAGTCATCTTAGACTGGAAATGGTGCAAACGCAAGATATAGTGCCAAGTGGAACATTTGACCACTATATGTTGTGTATTAATCGGAGTCTAGGATTTGCGCGAATCGTTCTTCCCAAGCGTCGAACAGCCCTTCGGCGGTGATGTCCATCGCTTGCCAGTTGCGGGGACCGCCTTCGCTGACTTCGACCTTCATGGTGTCGATATCCTCCCACTGCCAGTCATGGGCGGCGTAAATCGCTAAAAGCAGCGCCACTACGCGGTCATCGTGCTTGCCGAACTTGGCGCGTGCAGTTTCCGTCCACATCCAGTCATCGGCTTGGCAATCCGCCATTTCTTCGATGGTGAATGACGAATTGATGCGGATCTTGCGCTGGATGATGTGCTTCATTCCGCGCGTCCAGAGATCGCGACGGCTGCGCTCGTTCGACACCCAGCCCACGGTGTTGCGCCCCCGCTCTGGCGTCAGTGTATTGGCATAGCGGATGGGCGTGTAGAGGTTGGTATAGCCGTACTTCGTGACCATGCGGCGCTGCGTTGGTTCTCCAGGTCCAGGCCACACTTCGATGATGGCGAGCGCTTGGCCATCCTCGTTGTTACCCGCGTAGAGCCGTCCCATAGCGTTTGCCACGTCACCAAGGTCTTCGGCGTCGATGGGAGCCGCATATTCCGCTGCCTGTACGTCAGGATGGCCGCTACGCCCAGCCCGGATGATCTGGATCACGCCATTGTCGATTTTATTGTCATCGGTCTTCTTCAGCCGCCGATCCCAGCCCACGATGCCGCGTGATGGGTCTACCCCCATGAAATACGTGGCTCCGGGTTGCGGTGTCTCGAAGATCAGGACCGTGCCTAGCGGATCGCGGATGAGTTCGCGTGTTTCGCTAGCGTCGATCAGTTTAACGTCGCCGCAAAACGGGATGTTGTAGAGATCACTCACGCCGCTTCAGTTCGGTTATGAAGTTTACAGAAAGGATGAAGGGCAACGCGCATTTCTCCGAACTCTTCGTCATGGATCATCTTGTGCCCAATAATCTTAGCGGAGCAGGTGCATTTTTGATCTAGGAAACTTTCCATAAGGGACTTAGCGCCGTCTATCTTGACCTGTACCATTTGCTCTAATGGAGTTTCAGCAGCCCACCCATGCGCCATGCGATAAGCTACCCTCTTTATCGTCTCAACATTTGGCGCATTGAGTTCTATGGACTCTTGCAAAGAAATAGGGACATGGGCGAAGAAAAACTCTCCATCGTTACGCTGTCCCATTAGTTGCCCAATAAGCCTAAGTGAACTGGGGTCCCTCTGTAGCCCATACCATTCCAAGTGCGTATACCACCGCTCTGGAGAGATCTTTTTAGTTATCTCTGGCGCAAGGCAAGCCGCCAGAACAGTGCCTAGGAAATCGCGTCTCGAAAGTTCCATAGAATCCGCTCAAAGCATCGCCCGAAATCGGTCGGAGGCCCGATCCATCCCCTGTGCCCCAGAGGTGGGCGATGCTTTCAACGGATTCACGCCTGCTTGCCTAAAACCCAAAATACGATCTTGTGAAGGTATCCAGTCCAAAAAAGGATCTGAATGATCCCTGCCAACAGTAGCAAGAAACAGAGAATTTTAACATTCCTATCAATCACCCTGATGTTATCGTCAACCTTGCTCATGCCGCGTCCTTCTCCCTCTCAAAATCATAGAATAACGGCTGCTTAGCGCGATTGCGAAGCTCATCGAGCAATTCCGGGTCGAAAGCACTACGTTCGTTGTGCTGGAATGACTCCTCCGGGGTCGCGCAGTAATTCGAGAGGAAGAAGTTGAGCGAACCCGACTTGCGATACTCCTCCCGCATCGCTTCCCACCAGCAAAGTTGCTCTTTTGGCAGCATCACCTGTCGCCCGACGAACTCAGTGCTGGTTTCCCAGACCTTTTTGGCGTGCATAAGGCCGATTTCGCTGGGTTGCCAGTCAGGAGGCGGCGTTTTGCGGTATTTGCGCGGTTCTGCGTAGTACGGAGTGAAGCAATAGCGCCAGCGCTCCTTTTCCTGCTTGCGAACACTCTCTGTGAACTGATGCCACCAGTTTCCA